GAGCGTCGCGCGCCCGCGGGTGGGGGCGGCGGGGGGGTTGACCTGCGGTTTTCCGATTTTCCGGAGTGCCGGCAGCGCCCTGACCAGCGGTTTTGGGTGGACCAAGCAAGCGCTTGGTTGGGCCGATACCCCCTGGGGGTACCCCCGGTTTCGAACGCGTGTTCGACTCCTGACCAGCGGCGACCGACCGAACGCTCGGTACGTCACAGTGACGTTTCAACCGTAGGAGGCAGTGACGACCTTGGGTTACCCGCGAGTAGCGTCGGCCGATTCCTCCGGATGTTTTTTCGTGAATCAGTTAGATGATTATCGTGAATCAGTTAGACGATTCGATCGAATCAGTTACCTGATTCCGACGAGTACCCCCCCACCGTATGCCCGGTACCCCCCCACCGTATGCCTTTCGAAAGCCTGTTCGAAATGAATCGAATTGCATTTCGATTGTGTGTTCGAAAGCATTTCTTTCATTCTCTGCCCATTCTTTCGTATTCGATCATGCGATTGTTCGAATACGTTTCGAACGTGTGTTCGAAATCGATTCCAGCCCATTGCCGGCCCCCCACGCGATCGAACATGTGTTCGAATCCGCCCCCCCCCTGGTCGACGCCTTCCCTATACGCGCGCGCGAGGGGTAGTGTGATGCAGGTCACACACCATTAGCTTGACACCCACCACTCAACCGGGCATGATGGGGACCATCACAAATTGAACATCCGGCACCGACCTGTACTGGCAAGCCGGACACCCACACAACACGTGTGAGGGGACCACGGCCGCAACGGCGGCCAGCTCAACCGGTCCGACAGGGTCACTGGACAGAATCAAACCCGCGAACAACGGTTGACACCCACCACTCAAGTGTGTATTGTGATTGACAACAGACCACCACCGATCGAAAGGCAAGAAAAATGACCAGCACCTACCGTCCCCGCCACTACGTCCACTTGGTCGACAAGTGGGCATTCACCGCCAACCTGGCCGAGATCTACCTAGGTTGGGACAGCGCAGACCAGAATGGCGTCCCGTTCGGGGACGTTGCCTACTCCGACAATGGTCGGCACCGTCGGCCCGTGGTCTCGCTGGTCAAGCGGGTATCCCTGGTCAAGGTAGCTTGACACCCACCACCCAATCCGCTAGACTAAGCACATACCGGGACATAGGGCCCTACCGTTCAATCGGAGTGTGTGCGCTAGGCCGGCCTATCCGTGGCTGGACTTTATCCAACGCATGAAAGGCAGAACAATGGTGCATCGTGAGGGTGAATGGTACGGCGGAAACATTCCGGGCAAGCCTAAGGCGTCAAACCCTGAGAAAGTCTCCAACCGTCGTCAGTCTTACCGTGAGGGCGCGCAACCATGGGCGAACTTGACCCCCGCTCAGTCTGAAGCCTTTCGCGCGGACCTGGCCGACGTGGCGGAAAACGGGCGCAACGTTTACGCCTATGATGGTCGCACTGAAAATGTGGTCGATACCGACTTGGTCGGAGACGTTGCGGTGGCCGCGTCTCTGGGCGGCACGGCGTCGGTGGCATACACCTCATACGGCACATACGTCGATTGGGAGGCACGCTCAACCGGCCGTAAGTCGCGCGCACCCAAGGTGGCCGCACCCAAGGTGATCGGCGCACCCAAGGTCAAGTCTTCCCGTGCCGTGGTGGACCAGGACCGTGCCGCGGCCAACCGTGCGCGTCAAGTCCAGGTATTCGTGGACAAGTTGGCACGCATGGACGCCGATCGTCGCGAGAGCTGGATTAAGTGGAACGTTCCTAAGGCGTTTCGCGAACTGGTCCAGGCGGCACTAATCGACGCCTGATCTAGGCATCAGCCTAGCCATGGTGGGGCACTCTAGGGTGTCTGTGGTTCGAGTCCACACTAGGCACGACGCTAGTAGTACGCCCGTACTGCCGGCTACCTATGGAACGAAAGGCAGACCAGTGGAATATACTTACATGGCAAGCGATGGGACAACCGTTGGCATCACTGCAACTGATGACCGGGACGCTATCAGGCAGGCTAATCGCTGGTCTCCTAGCGGGCAGGGTGTTGGCGCTTTCGACGAGCTGTGGCGCGAGCATGACGACGTCAATATCCTACCGACGTTTCGCTGGTAGGACTTGACACCCACCACCCAATCGGCTAGACTGAGAACACAAGCAAGCAGGAACAACGAAAGGATATGACATGTTGCCGGCGACCTATGAGGCTCAGAATTTGCGTGAGGGTTACGAGATCAGCGGCTCGCTGGTTGTCGACTCGATCGGTGCCGGCAGTAACCCGGCCTATGTGTGGATTAAGTTTCACAACGGTGATTCTGGTCTGTTCAATCGTCGGGACCGGTTTGAGGTCACCCACCGCTGGTAGTTGACACCCACCACTCAATCGGCTAGACTGAGAACACAAGCAAGGAAGGGCCCCACCGAATAGGCGGGCAGTGAGGTTCAAGTCCTCACGCGGGGCACTAGTGGCGACACGCTGGCATAGCCGGCAGTCGGTCCCTGGATTACAGAGTCACTGCAACGCTAGCAAACTCGAATCCAACGGGGATTGACTTCCACCGCTCAGTCTGATAGACTGAGAGCAACAAAGAAACAAGCCGAGAAAACAAGCGAAAGGTCAGACCAATGCTCTCCTGCCACTCCTGCGCAATCGTCATCAACAATGACGACGACAGCCACCTGGACCTCGATGAGGCCGTGTCTGTCACCGCCGGCATCGAGATTCTGGCCGGCTCCCTCGGTGGTCCCCTGGTCCTCACTGAGGTCGACGCGGATGGTTATTTCGATTGCGCGGTGTGTGACCAGGTCTGCCTCGGTGACGCCTACGCGATCGACTGTGCCAACAACTGACAGTTGACACCCACGAGTCAGTCTGATAGGCTGAAAGCATCAACCGAAAGGGTAATGAGATGCACGCAACGGACATCGTCGGCTACACCTGGGCCGGCGACAACTACCAGCCCCGTGACCTGGTGGAGGCCATGATCGCCATGGGCGAGCTTTCGCCGGCGGCGCGTGACATGACAGCCGAGCAGGCGCTCGACCAGCACGCTGCAGCCAACGGGATTGACCGCCACGACGAATGGTCGTTCGACAGTGCCGAACACCCAAAGGTGATCTTTGGGTCAATGCTTGACCCTGAGCTGGATGACTGGTTCTACCAGTTCTGACAGTTGACACCCACGAGTCAGTCTGATAGGCTGAGTCACAACAAAGAACGAAAGGCAACACAATGCGATACTCCGCACGCGGCTTCAGCCTCCACCGTGAGGGCATGATCCTGGAGAACTTCAACGCAACCGGCAACGTGTTCTCGACCTTGGTCGACGCCGGCCAGCTGTGGGCCGGCGACGGCGCCCGTGGTCTGGTCCTGGTCGATGAGACCAGCGACGACATGACGGCCCGACTCACGGTGACCGTGTACATGTGTGAGGGTGTCATCATCGGCCTGTGGGTTGCAGGTGAGAGCACCACCGTCGGCCACGTCAACGGTGGCGACGTCGATCGCTGGTCGACTGACGCTCAGGGACTCTACACTCACGTGGGTGTCGGACTGTGACGCCGGCAGAACGCCTCCAGCGGCTGGAGGTGCAAGCGGATGAGGTCTTGAATGAGACGTTCTCCGCTGAGGAGCAACTCAACATTCGCCAACGGTCGATGGACAAGGTGACCGGTGCCCAGCTCCTGGTCATCGAGGTCCCCTACGGCATGGAGTACCGGATACTCAATCTGGATGGCTCCTCGTACTACGCGGTAGTCGAACCTGAGTGACGGGGTGTTGACACCCACCACTTGAACCTGCTAGTGTCTAATCAACAACAAGAGACGAGAGACAAAATGAGCGAGTACATCGAGCCGACAACCGGGCGTGAGCTGGACAGTTACGACCTGCACGAGATGTTCGACGAGTTCGTCGACGAGATCCAGCCGGCGGTGGAGATCTTGGGTATCCACTACAACGCGTCGCTGGTACTCAAGGAGGTCTCGACCATCGACTACCAGATTCAGTACAACGATTGGCTGGACGCCCGGATCAGCGATGGAAACATCGTGCCCGCCAACGAGTACGAGCGTGACGAGGTGGACGCGTGATCGTGACCACGTTCATCCTGTCCCTGTTCATCGCACACCAGGCACCTGCACCGATCGACCTGGACAACGTGCCACCGTCGATGGTCAAGGTCCTCCCGGCCTGCGAGTACGAGGATGGCAACACTGATGGCCTGCCCTGCATCTGGGATGGCCGCTACTACAACGACAGCTCGGCATACCGGAACTGACTTGTGAGTCCGTCCGCCCAAGTGTCTAACCAACACTTGGACGGATCACTCAACGGTTAGCTCAACACACTGAAAGGCAACCCCATGTCCAACACCGAAAAGATGGTCGCACGGTGGATCAGCAACCCCAAGGGTCTGCGCACCACCCTGACCGGCTGCAACGTGTTCTCCGAGGGTGACACCATCTACTCCTACGGTCGTCACTTCCCGATGGGCATCCTGGTCCGCAACGACGACGGCACGATCCGGCACGCCGTGCTCAACGGTGACACCTACTCGGTGTCGACCACCCGGCATCAGTCCGAGGTGCGACACGCACTGGCCCGTGCCGAGATCACCTACGTGATCGTGCCTTTCGAGGCACTGAGCAACGCAAACATCAAGGCGACGACGATCGAACCGATCGACGTCAAGGCGGACGGTTTCGAGTACACGGCGCAGTCGTCGTCGGTCGCACCGGGCGGCATGATCGTGGACAACGTCCGCGGCGGGTACTACGGCAGTGAGTACGTGTGGACCAACGAGGACACGCGGCACTTCGTCGGCAGCACTCACGGTGGCCAGCTGGTCAAGCTGGATGCCGACGGCACCTACCGCTGGCATTCGGTGCGGCACTGGCTGGGTGACGCCGTGTTCAAGGCCAAAACTCAGCCGTGGGGTGAGTTCGAGCGCACGGCGTACTACGTGTCATCGTTCGATCGGCAGGAGTCGCGCCCGCTGTACTTCCTGTCCGAGCTGCCGCGTGAGGTGTTCTCGTTCGAGGATGCGATGCAGGCACTCAAGCCTGAGGCTGTCCTCACTGCCGAGGATATGGGCCGTGAAGTGACCCGGCAGGGTGACATGTTCGCGATCCCGACCGAGATCACGACGGCGCAGATCAAGCGCATGGGCGGCGTCATCACCAAGCGCAAGGGCCCGGTCCGTGACTGGGTCGAGAACGACTACAACTTCAAGATGCTCGATGACACCGACTTCGTGCCGGCTGTTGAGGCCGTGGACTTCACCGGCGACTGGTCCCACTGGCTGAGTCAGCAGGGGAAGAACTACGGTCGGCACTGGCTATGGCAGATCATGCCCACGACTCGCATCACCAAGCCCAAGCATCGCCGCGAGATCGAGCAAGCAACCGGCACGCCCTTGTATGGCACTGCCCACACGGCAACCGAGGTCGCCACGCTGCCCGACGGCACCATGCTGGCACGCGGCAGCATGTACCACCACCCCTGGATCGCCGGGGACATGTGGCGCGAGCCTGACCATGCCCGTCGAAAGATGGGCAACGGCAAGGCGTGGCACCTGATCGCCCGCAATACCGTTCCCACCCGTGAGTCCATCGCCGCGCGCGTCGCGGCCTAAACAGGAAAGGAGAGACACCATGAACATGGACGACACGCTGTTGCTCAAGCAGGTCCAGGTCGACGTCGACACCCTGCGTGCCGAGTCGCGCAGCGGCCAGGCCGAGTACACGCCCAACGCCTGGACCAAGTCGGGCAACGTGGACTGACCACTGTGTCCGTGTGCCCATCTGTCTAATCAACAGGTGGGCACACCACACATGGGTTAGCTCAATCGAAAGGATGTCCCATGGACAACGTCTGCGAGTACTGCGAGTACGTCAAGGATCGCTGCCAGTGCAGCTGGGATGAGGACTGGTGACATGAATCCCTGGTTGCACGCGCTTCAGTTCATCATCATCACCTCACTGTTCACGGTCGTCACCCTGGTGGCCGTGGTCGGCATCGCTCAGCTCAACAAGGAGATCTGACAATGGGTTACAGCTTCGATTACAGCGGCAAGTTGTGCTGCGACAACTGCGGACAGTCGGGCGGCGTGCGACGTCGCAAGTGCAAGTACAAGGTGACGCTACGCAATGGTGGGCAGTTGCACTACTGCCCGCCGCCGGCGTACTGCGCGGCATGCTACAAGCTGCGCGGTGGCTTGAACGGCGTCCACGACGATCGGTGCCGTGAGGGTGCCGAACAGTCCCAGGCGCGCGAGGATCGACGTAACGCGCTGCTGGACGAGGGCAAGCACCTGGTTGGCGCGGCATGGGGCAGCTGGGATGACCGGGTGCCCGACGGCATGGTGGGCGTCGTGTTCCAAAACGGCGCGAGCGAGCGGTGGGTGCTGGTTGATGCCGACGCCTACCGGCAGCGCGACGACTTCACCACGCTGGAGGACAACTTCCCCGACGCGGTCGAGTGGAAGAATCACGCCTAACCGGGTGTTGACACCCACCGATCAGACATGCTAGTGTCTAATCAACAACGAGAGAGCAGACAGAACAATGAAAGGTAAGCTCCATGGCACCCCGCAGCACCAAGCCCTTGTACAAGCAGACGAATGGAATCGGTGGTCGAGCCATGGTCTCGAACATCCTGTCGGTGTTCGACCAAGCTACCGACGCTGACATCATCGCTGGTCAGCTCTGGTACAAGGAGGCGTTTGACGTGGCGCAACAGTGTGCCCTACTGTCTAACCGACAGGTAGAGGCATGCGCGGTCGCCATCGCCCACCTGTCACCTCAGGTCAAGTGGGAGGACAACGTGGCATTCGCGCTCGCACTCGCAACGCCGGGTGCGCCGAGCTACCAGGCTCCGCGCGTGCCGGGTACCGCCGGCCTCACGCACCAGAACTGGCGCAAGGCTTACCAGGCCTTGTATCTGTCCGACGACCCGCTCGGTGAGATGACACCGGGCATCAAGACTCACGCGTTCGCGCACAACATCCTGGGTCACACCGAGTACGTGACCGTGGACAGCTGGGCAATGCGGATCGCTGGCGTGGACTACCGCTACATCAACCGCGTGGGCGTCTATGCCGGTGTGTCTAATGCCTACACCAAGGCTGCACAGGCGGTAGGCGTCGAACCATCCGAGATGCAGGCAATCACCTGGGTTGCCGCACACAACCCGAAGGACAAGTCATGAGCGAGTTCAAACTCAACATCCGCACCAGCAACGCCGCATTCACCGACGAGACCGGCGGTGGTAACGACGAATGGTTCCGCGAGGCGGAGATCGCGCGCATCCTGCACGACGTCGCCGACTACATCGCAGAGTACGGCGTCGGACGTCAAACCCTCTCGATCCTGGACCAGAACGGCAACCGCGTCGGCGGTTACAAGCTGGAGGACGACTGACATGCGCACCGACGGCATGTGGCTGGTCTACGTGGACGCAGCTGGCAACGAGCACGCACAACCCTGGGGTGACCTGACCACCGCGGGCACCCTAATCGACCCCGAAACCGGCGACGACATGGAGATCGTTGGCTGGATGACCGAAGGAGGCAACTGACATGGCACGAGCAAGCAAGCAGGAACAGCGCAACGAGACCCTGCGCCGGCGTGAGGTTCGACGCTTCAAGTACGGCATGGAGGCCTGAGCAATGGCAACACTCCACGTCCTGAAGGACCCGAGCGGTCGGCAATACATTGCCGTCCGCGAGCAGGGCAAGTTCCTCGCCCGGATTGACGGCGACTACTGGACCCTGAGGAACCAACTGCAAGAGACCATGTGGGCACTGAACCTGCCCGACGCTGACCACGTCGCGATGGAGCGCCGGCTGTGGGACCTGGTCATGGCCGAGGTTACCGAGAACTTCGCCGACATCGCCGCCGAGATCATCGAGATCGAGTTCACCGCAGACGAATGGGACGACGGCTGGTTCGCGGCCAATAGCGTGCGGATCTGCTACCTAGTCGGCGGCGAACCGTACCGCGAGACCGTCGACTTCGACTGCGCCGAACTGTGCGACGAGCTCAAGGTCCTATCCGGGGAAGGCTTCGGGCAGCACTGGAACCACATCATCACCAACCCGAACAAGGACTGAACATGACTACCAACATCTCCCGCATCGCCGACCAGATCGACCCCCGGCAGGCCCAACTGGCACTCGCCCGGATCATGAAAACCGTTGGCGAGCTGGACGAGTGGGACGCCGAGACCATCGAGTTCGTGCTGATGAAGGTCGAGCGCGCCACCCCCAAGACAATGCTGGTCGCCGGGGAACGCATCGACTGGCCGAGCTACACCGACGGCGACGACCGAGACGCTGTCGAGTTCTGGCAGGAGGTCGAGCCGTGATGCAACTGTCGGTCGCCTACACCGAGGATGAGCGCCTCATCACCCGCTACCGGGCTGTCATCACCCGCGTGCCCGACGAGTTCACGACCTGGTCGAAGGAGGACCAGGAGGAGTGGATCGATAACGCACTGCGCGACGGCCTATGGGTCGACATCGCCCCCGACACCGAGTATGTCGACGGCGAGATCAACGAAACCCGCATCGAAGAGTGGGAGCCCAAGCCCGCCCCCAACGACCTCTAAGGATTACCCATGTCTCTAATCTCCACTTCGACACTCGACACGCGGCCCGTGCTGCTGGACCTGTTCTGCTGCGCCGGGGGTGCCGCGATGGGTTACCACCGCGCCGGCTTCCGTGTGATCGGTGTCGACATCGAGGACCAGCCGAACTACCCGTTCGAGTTCCACCAGGGTGACGCGCTGGAGTTTCTGGACGCGCTCCCCCGGCAGGGTCACGGCTTGGCTGCGATCCACACGTCGCCACCATGCCAGGCGAGTTCGACGCTAACCAAGGGCACGAACAGGGGTCGGTTCTACCTGAACCTGATTCCGGAGACGCGGGAACTGTTGTCGGAGTTCGACATTCCGACCGTGATCGAGAACGTGCAGGGTGCAGACATGCGCCGGGACCTCACCCTGTGCGGTGAGATGTTCGGCCTGAGCGTGATCCGGCATCGCTACTTCGAGGTTCGCAACTTCGGAGTCGAACAGCCCGAGCACAAGAAGCACCGCGGTCGTGTGGCTGGATACCGGCACGGCGAGTGGTTCGACGGCCCCTACTTCGCGGTGTATGGCGAGGGTGGCGGCAAGGGCACCGTGGCGCAGTGGCAGAAGGCAATGGGCATCGACTGGACGAGCGTCCGCAAGGAGATCGCCGAAGCCATCCCGCCGGCCTACACCGAGTACGTCGGTGGCCAGATCATGGCGACCATCAACTACCGCGAGGAGATCGCATCGTGATGCAACAGCACGAGTTCGACGTGAGCTACGCATCCCCGGTCACTGTGACTGTGGGCGTCAATCCCGAGGGCCAGGTCGAGGTGTCCATCGACTACAGCGACCCCGGCACCGGCATGCTGGTCGACGTGAACGAGCACGTCGTGTACGAGACCGTCCCCGAGGAGGAACTGTGAAGCTCGAAGAGATCAACCCCAAGGCCCTGCCCCCGATGCAGCGAAAGCTGAACCGCGAGTTGATGGTTGGGTTCATCAACGCCGGCCTGGTCCAGCGCGCACACCTGGACGTGCGAGACTCCATCGTGCTCTACGATGCGGACAAGGACTTCAACTGTGCGACGTCCGAGCTGCCCGACGAGGAGACCCAGGCTCACCTGACCGGACTGGGCATCCTCTACTGGTCGAAAGGAGTGTGACGTGACCACCTACATGAGCCTGGTCCCGTTCGATCCGTGGACCCGGCTGCGACTGATCGTGTCCGCCGACCTGGGTGAGGCTCTGGCCGAGTTCTCCCAGTCGGTCGGATACACCGAGCAGGACACCCGCGACACCCCTGAGTTCTGCAATCTAGCAGCACGTTTGGACTTCTAGGACCCTACGGGGTTGACTCCCACCGCACAGTCGTCTAGTGTCTAATGCAACACAAGACAAACAACACTCTGAAAGAAGGCATCCACCATGACCGTGAACCTCATCAAGCCCCCCAGTCTCAGCAAGAACACCGCCGGCCAGCACTTCGTCGGCTCGCGCGAGATCAACCGCCAGTTCGTCGCCAACAACCCGAAGGGCTGACCCATGGCCATCTACCACACCACCGTCGACATCAAGAGCTACACCGACGAGCTGACCCGCGCCGACATCATCGAGACCATCGCCGACAAGTTGCGCGGCAACGCATTCGATGGCGTCGAGTTCGTTCTCACCGACCGCAACGGCGCGGCTGACGTGTTCGTCAAGGTCGAAACCAAGGAGGCATGACATGTTCATCATCGAACGAGAGATCACCCAGAGCATCGCACTCACCCGCAGCGAGGTCATCGAGATGCTGACGGAGCACAACGTCACGCTCGGAAAGTCTGTCGGTGCAACCATGGAGGAACTGGAGAACAGCATGCTCGCCAGCCTGCTCCAAACCGTCATCTTCGAAGACCACGACGGCATCCTGGGCGAGGTGGAGCACCGACTCCACGAGTCCAGCCCGGTCGCCGACGAGGCTGACATTACCGTGAGGGTCGAGCGATGAGCGACAACTACTACCCGTTCAAGGTCAAGGTTGAGGTCGAGGTGTACGTCCAGATCGAGGATCACGACGTCGAGGACATGCGAGCCAAGCCGCCCTACGCCAACCTCGACGACGTCACCCTGCGCGAGCTGGCTGCAGCCCAGAAGGCGCGGAAGTCGGTGGGGTTCACCGGCTCCTACGCGGACGAGACCACCAACGTCGAGATCGTTACCACTGGCATGCCGGAGGGGCTGTGATGTGCAACAACCCGATGTGCGACCACGTGTGGGCCTGGAACGCCGGCGTCTACTGCCGGAGCTGTGGAGGTGTGCCGTGATGAGCAGGGCGTACATGCGAAAGATCCAGGAGATCCGGCGCAGCAACGCAGCAGCACCGATCCCCAACCGCAAGCAGCGCCGGCGGATGAGCCGAAACGCAAACCGACAAGCAGACATTCGAGATCAGGAGAACTAACCATGGAACTGAACCTCTACCGCGTCATCTACCTGGGCGGGTCATACCGCGACGTCGATGCAGCCACCGCGGAAGATGCGGTCGTGCATGCCCAAGCCCTGGACCTGCTGCGCAAGTCTTCCGACAACCGCATCGTCGCAGTCATCGACCACTACATCACCACCGACGCCGGAACCGGCGACGCACACGAGGAAGTCGTCCGATTCATCTCGGCTGACGACTCCTACTACACAGTCTGAGAGGCAAACCATGACCACCATCATCGACACCACTATGACCGCCGGCGAGATCAAGCCGGGGATGGTCTACCGATACACCATGCCCCGCATCGAGGGTGGCCGCGACATCTGCGACATCAAGATCCGCCACGTCATCCCCATGTCCGAGGACGCGGTCCTGGTCGCCGGCGTGTACACGGGCGGCGACATCACCCGTCTGCGCTGGGACAACTCGAACCAGCTGCTAGTCAACTGGTACGACGAGATCCCGAACGACACCCAGGTCACCGTCCTCTACTCGAAGGAGATTAACCAGTGAGCAACCAGATCCTGCGACTGCGCCAGGTCGAGACCGTCACCTGGTACATCGGTCGGCCCGAACTCGCCGAGATGATCGAGTACATGGGGCACGAGTACCCCGAGCTGTCTGGCGACATGACCATGGAAGAGCTGCAGCGGCTGCTCGACGAGGAGCTTGCCAATGGCGGCTCCCTGGCCGAGTGGGTCCGTGAGGCCTGGTTCTCCCGGTCCAACAACTACGACTGCGAGATCGACGTCGACATGGACAAGGAGGGGGTGTGACAGGATTTCCCGTCGGCCAGCGTGTCCAGGACACCTACGGCCCGAAGACCTACCGAGGGACCGTGATCGAGAAGCGCGGAACCATGTTCAACGACACCACGGTCCTCGTGCTCTGGGACGACGACATGGGCTCGTGCTGGGAAAACCCCGCGAAGCTGACCGCGATCGAGGAGGACCGGTGAACGACGCCGAGACCATCTTCAACTCCGACCTGTTCGGTGCCATCGTCCAGCAGCAGATCGCCGACGCGCAGGCAACCCAGGACGCGCTCGACCGGCACCACAACAACACGCGCGCCCAACTCGACTGGCTGCGTCAGGAGCTCGAGCACTACGCGTTCGCCCAGGACTCAAAGCTGGCCGAGTACAAGCTGCTGTCGATCCTGACCCGCTCGTACAAGGTCACCGCCGACCACATGAAGGAGGTTTACTGATGCCCAACACTATCAAGCTCGAAGGCAACACCGACAACGAGCGCATCGCGAACGCGGCGTCGGACTTCCGCGAACTGCTCCGGGAGTTGGTGCCGGCCACCACCTTGGACTGGCGCGTCGAGGAAGTTCGGCTTGCGCTCCTCGACCTGGAGAAGAGCTGTCACAAGGGCGAGATCTACACCAAGGACCGCAAGCAGCTCGCAGCGAACATGGAAGCAATCAAGAAGAAACTGACAGGAGGTGGGTGTTGAGACACACGACGATGACCGTCGGTGGTTGCCCAACCATCGTTGAGACAACATTCGATGACGGCACCACGGTCCACCTCCGCTACCGGCACGGCTGGGTGGTGGTCTACAACGAGAACGAGCATCGGTCGATCATTGCATTCGAGTACACGCAGCCGGGTGGTGCCGACGGTGTCATGTCGTTCGACGAAGCCGTGGAAGTCCTCCGGGTTGCGGAGGCGAAGCATGCAGCCGAGAAGATCTTGGAAGGAGAGTGGATCGTATGACAACCATTGTGGACACACTCGCTGACTTCGCCGTCGAGCATCGACTGCAGTGGAACAGCGACGACACCAACCGCCCGACCGTCGAGAACGGACTCGAGTGGAACGATGACGGGTTCACCTACCGCACAGCCACACCGGAGTCGAGGGACGCCGTGGTGGACATCCTGTGGACGTACATGATGGAGCACGCCAACCGAGGGTCGGCGCGCGAGTTCGACGGCACAGTCATGCAGGCCGCGGAGAACTACTACCTGATGTGCGCCGGCGAGGACTGGTGGGCATCGGAACCAGGCATCTTCATCACCGGCGTGCTGCAGATGCTGGAGAGATTGGAGGAAGCATGAGCGAGTGGGCAACCGTCGACCGATCGGATGGCCCGGACAACATCTGGAAGGGTCGCATCTTCCCGGCTGAGGGCGAGCAGGAAGCACGAGACCGGGCCTGGTCATTCGGGTACACCATACTGACGCGCCAGGCCGGCGAAGAGGAATGGAGAGAGGCAGAATGAGGATCGTCTATCAGATCCCGGACCGGGACTACCCGGAGGACTTCACCCTGACCCGCGAGCACGTCATCGACGATGGCCTGCAGGACATTCGGTTCATCCCGCGGGTTGGCGACCACATCGACATCGACATGCACGAGCACGAGGTGACCCGCGTGGTATGGGAAGACCTCGAGCTGTCGGGCGTGGTCGTTGTTCTCAAGCCGTGACCTGGACTGACACCCACCAGTCTGATAGCATTCAGACTAACAGCTACGAAAGGAGTCACGATGACCATCGTGAAAGACCGCAAGCCGTGGGACAAGGTGACCCCCGGCATGGCCAAGTACCTGGTCAACCGGGCAGAGGAAGGTGCCACCCTGAAGGAGATGGTGGCTGAGACCAACCTGTCAAACGGTACCGTCTGGTACTACACTCGCGACCATTTGAAGAACAAGCCGCAACCGAAGGGCCGCGTCGACATCACGATCCAGGACGTGCTCGACGCACTGGACGAGTGCGGTTCGATGCGGAAGGCATCCAAGCAGCTGAACTGCAGCCTGACGGTGGTCCGCCAGCGGCTGTGGGAGGCCGGCCTCGGCATCGATCCGAAGGGCCGCGGTCGCGACAAGCCGCGGTATCCGCGCGAAGAGATCCGGGAGGACTAGATGGCATCCCTCTACGCACTATTCGGCAAGACGCAGTCCGAGCGCATCAAGGACGCCGACGTCGCGCTCGCGGTCGAGGTGGCCGACGAGCTCGTGGAGCTCTCGACTGTCCGCATGGCCCCCATCGAAGCAAAGATGATCAAGGCTGAGGCGAAGCGGGACAAGTGGTATCTGGCATGGATCGATGCTGGCAAGCCCTGGGACGGCGAGATCTACCAGAAGATGGTGAAGTGGCACCGCAAGGCGACCATCGCGCGAGCTGAGTTCGAGTACTGGAACCCGATACACCTCGACCACCAGGAACGTCGGTGGCGACTGAATGAGTACGAGCTTTAGATCATCTCGAGGGTGATCTCGAGTAGGTCCAGGTCTTCGTTGATGAGCCGGTGGAGTATGTCCCACTGGTTCTTGTCCCCCACTTCGTATGCCCGCTTGGCCTTGGTGTTGAGCTCTAGCAGGTCATCCCAGAGAGCATCGGCAATTTCCTCGTAGGTGTTGTTTTCGAGAATTACGGTGTCGATCATGGTTCCCCTATTTGATGTGAGGGCGCGGATAGACAAATACCCCCGGTGATAGGCCGGGGGTATTTGCTTTGAGGAGGAGTTTCGAGGAGAGTCCTCGGGTTAGTGTGATTGTGCGACGCCAATCAGAACACCACCCACCTAAGGTAAGTGTATGGGCGTCTAATTAGCTATGCGACCCTTTTGGTCAGCACTGCGAGCTGGTGAAACGGGTCCAACCACATCAGCTTCTTGGGGATCCAGTTGTTGAGGTGAAGCATGATGATGACGAATATGAGCCGGGTGAGAATGGGGTGTTTCTCGATGGCCCGGTCGATTGCTTCGGAGAGTAGTTCTCCGTCGTCACAGAACAGCTCGTGGTATGCGGAGAAGCCGGCGATGGCCACCCAGGCTTTGGCTCCGCGCATTACCAGTCGTCGTTTGTTCATGGCTGTCCTCCGGTTGCAGACAGGTAACGAATTGCCGCATCCAGCCGCCGCGGATCGTCGGAGAAGTTTCCGAGACCCCAATTGCAGCTGCGGCAGAGCAGCCCTCTGACACATTCCCCACAGGTCGTCCCCCCGGCGCAGCACCCATGATCATGATCGACATGAATTAGCCCGGGTCTCGACATGTCAAACCGAGAATCGCATATGGCGCACCTACCGCCCTGTCCTTCGATTAGCCCCTCGAAGTCCGTTGGCGACAGCTTGTAGCGATAGAATCGCGCATAGTGCTTGGTGCAGTAGCCAGCCTGCTGCGACTGTCGTGAGCATTCACTAACCCTGCATGATGCGGGCGGACCTTTGGGTCGCTCGGACGCGGGCACAAACCCGTCCACCACCCTCTTCTTATGGTATCGGCAGTACCCGTGGGAGGAATGCACCCTCTTGCATCCGCTAATTGAGCAGGGCTGCCTGGATCCGAGCGGCCTGAGCGGGTCACCCTGGCTCTTCTGTCCAGACTTATGCCGGCGATACCTGCACGCGTGTGAGTGGCACAGCCCAAGACTCTTGCTGCTCACGGGTAGATCGCACTCTTGGCCTCGACACTTCCCGTTGGGGTATCCGTTCTGAATCTGCCAATCCTCGTAGCATTTCACACACCGACCCTTACCTACCCGGCGACCCCCACAACCGGGGGTGAGGCATCGAATGTTCTCTGAGTATGGCATTTCTAGTACCTGTGCTCCGTAGTGAGGTAACCGATTAGCGCACGCCAGGAATGCACTAAGTCGCGATGGATCGGGGCTGATGACGAGCAGATGATGTCCATACCGCAAAACTCCCGAACCGGGATTGGGCCCGTTATCCTCTGACCCCGCCAGGTGTAAACCCCCGGAATGCTGGGCAGGCCTGCGGCTTCAATGCCCCCGTAACCGGACGCATCAATCGGTCGGCGTGGGTTGCCGTAGTAGTAGGCCCGGACGTTGCGATTCATCACCGGATCGGTTTGCCAGCGGTCGATGACGAGCGATGCTGCCGACGCACCCAGGGAGTATCCGTAGACTTCAATCCTGGTGTTCGGGCAGTGGTTTCGGACTATGCGTGCTTCGGTTTCGAGGTTGTACATGGCGACCCGTCGTGAGTGGTCGCCGCGGTAGACGTCGGCTGGGTACTGGATGTTGACCCGTGGGTATGGCGGGTTGTGGAACTGGGTGCTGGTGGGGTCTCCGGTGCCGCCGATTGCGTATCGCTGGACCGTGGGACATCCACCTGCAACAGAGTCCCCTGCCTGCGCGAGGTTGATGCCACAGGATGTCAGGATGACAACGAGGATGATGGCAAGTGCGCGCATGGCAGAGGACTCCGTCTTGTTCAGTGGTGCTCCCCAGCACTGTCTAGTATACCGTTAGATGCTAGACAGGTCACGGTTAATCGTCGAAGCTGACCTCGTTGGCCGCGGTGAGGATCATGTGCTTGGTCCCGAACCCGGTTTGCAGTTCGACGCGGATGTGATCCTTGTTCTTGATCACCTCGAGGATCTTCCCGCGGATCGGCTTGGACTTGATCTTGGTTTCGATCCGCAAGATGCGCCCGATGTCCTTCTGGGACAGGCTGAGTGTTTTCATAGGTGCTCCCACATCTTGTTGTAGCCGGGGTGTTGGTCCCAGATCTTGGCGAAGTTTGACAGGAGGCTGGTGGGCAACCAGTCGCCGTCGTGAAACTCGATCAGCTCCTCGATTGCCACGAATAGACCGGGGATCGTAGCGTCGGCGAGTCGACCCCTGGCGAGCAGGAAGTCCCGCAACTCGCGAAGGAGTTTGCACTCCTGCTCCCAGGTGATGTCCTCGGGGTCAAATTCCATCACAGGGCCCACATCTCCCCGCATGAACACTTGATCAGGATTCCGCGGGACGGGTCGGCGATGGGTCGGGTCACCGACCTCCGGACCTGGGAGTGCTTGCGCCACACCCGGTGCCACCACGATGAGATCTTCGGAAAGTACATCAGAAGTCCCAGTCCCCGTCCTCGGTGGCCTCAGCCTTGCCGATGACATAGCTCGAGCCCGATCCGGAGAAGAAGTCATGATTTTCATCCCCGCCCGGTGAGAGTGCGGACATGATGGCCGGGTCTGCCATGGTCTCCTCCTTGGGGAAGAGCGCCTCGTAGCCCAGGTTCATCAGCGCCTTGTTGCCGTTGTAGCGCAGGAACTTCTTGACGTCCTCGGTGAGTCCGACGTCGTCGTACAGCTGCTCGGTGTAGTCGCACTCGTTGTCGTAGAGCTCCGAGAGCAGGTCGAACGTGTATTCCTTGAGTTCAGCCTGCCGCGCCGGCGTCTCCGTCTCGAGGCCCCGCTGGTACTTGTATCCGATGTAGTATCCATGAACTGCTTCGTCGCGGATAATCAACCGGATCACGTCGGCTGTGTTCGTCAGCTTCGCGCGGCTCGACCAGTACATAGGCAGGTAGAACCCCGAGTAGAAGAGGAAACCCTCCAGGAGCGTACTCGCTATCTTCCGCTTCAAAGGGTCGTCGCCCCGGTAGTAGTCCAGGACAATCTGAGCCTTGCGCTGCAGGTACTCGTTCTCTTCCGACCATCGGAATGCCTCGTCAATCTGCCTGGTGGAGCACAGGGTTGAGAAGATCGAGCTGTAGCTCTTGGCGTGGACCGACTCCATGAAGGCGATGTTGGTGAGCACCGCCTCCTCGTGCGGGGTGTTGGCGTCGGCGATCAGCGAGATCGCGCCAACGGTGCCCTGGATCGTGTCGAGAAGCGTCAGGCCGGTGAAGACCCGCATGGTGAGCTGCTTCTCGGCGTCGGTGAGCGTGTCCCAGGACGGGATGTCGTTGGACACCGGGACCTTCTCGGGCAACCAGAAGTTGCCGGTGAGGCGATCCCACACGGTGTCGTCGACCTCGTCAGTGACCTTGTTCCAGTTGATTGCTCGCGCTACGACCTTGTTGCTCATGGTTCCATTTCTCCTTCGGGCCAGACGACCCGCGTAATCCCCGCCCCGGTGATGAGTTTCAGACACCCATCACACGGAGCGCGCGTGATGTAGATCGTTGCGCCAGCGAGATCATGGCGGTCGCAATACAAGATCGCATTGGCCTCGGCATGGAGCGCGTTGCAACGCGTCGGGCCTGTGTCGTAGCTACTGAGAGGCTCACAGTTCGAAGTTCGTCGAGGGCAGTCAGCACACCCAGGCCGGCCCACAGGAGCGCCGTTGTATCCGGTTGATCGGACCCGACGATTTCGTACAACAACTGCCCCGACTTTGCTTCGTTCACAATCGGATCGAGCGGCGACGGCGGCAGCAATGCCGCAAAAGTAGTCATCCCAAGTCGGCCTCTCGCTCATCGGATCTCAGTGTCGGGGTTCGGGCCGGTGTAGGGCGCGGTGGACGTGAAGGGGCCGTAGGTGCGGTCGTACACATCACGCTCTGGTGTGCCGTACTTCGGGACCGGAACCCATTCGCCATTGAGGGCGGCATGCCGGCGGTGCCAACCCCTCCGCTCGCCCTTGAAGAGGTAGCGGTGGAGCCACCCTGTGCGGTCCCGGTAGTCGTACTTCGGCCAGGCATCACCGAGGTTGTCAACGACGTTCGGCGGCGGCTCCGGGCTGGTGGCCACGGGGTCCACGTCGTCCTCTTCGCCGGCGTCCGGGAGTCCTTCGTAGACCGCGGCGGTCGGGTCGTAGAACGCGGTGACGCCGGGGGTCTTGGTGACCTCGTTCTCGTGCCACGCCATCGTGATCTTGTTGTAGCCGTTGAGCTTCTGGATGTACGCGGCGAACTCGTCCATGGATTCGTCGTGGACGACCCAGTCGCTGGCGTCCAGGTCGTCACCGTCGACCGCGGTGTCATCCTGGGCGATGGCTTCAGTGCTTGGTCGGTCGTCGAAGCGTCCGTACTTCTCGGTCTGCTGCATGAACTGCAGGAGTGCGAGCGCATGCCATGCGACCGAAGCGAGGTGTGCGGCACCGGTTTCCGGGTCGTAGTTCTCACCGTCCCAGAACTGCCAGGCGTGGCGGTTCATGGCTGCGAAGGACAGGGACCAGTCGTATCCCAGTTCCCAGTTCCTATCTGCATACTTGCTCGCGCCCCGTCCATACAGCTCAGCCAGCTCGAGGAGCGGGCCGGCGGGGATCAGGTCGTAGCGGGCGAGCTTCTTCTCCTTCTTGCCTCCAGTGTCGGCGACGGCGAAGTTCTGGCCTTTGTCGTTGGTTTCGATGGTGCTCAAAATGGGACCTCCGCGGGTTGGGTTTCGTCGAGGACGATTTCGACGAAGTCTCTGACGGTTTGGACTCGGTCTACGTTGTCGGTCCAGTACTCGGGGTCGACGACGGCGTTGTGGTTCCATGCCTGAGTAAGTAGGTAGGACTTGGTTCCGTTGCGGCGTAGCTTGACGTGGTTGCGTGCCGAGTCTTCGATGAAGTAGTCGGTCTTGATGATGGTCTTGTCGTTGGAGAACGTGAGCGTGTCGTAGTCGAACAGGTGCCGCAGCCAACTGGCGGTCGCCTCGTGGGACATCGACGAATGCGCGCCGAAGTGCCGCGCAGTGATGATGTGCAGCTTCAGGTTTGGACACTCGGAGAGTCTCCGGACCTGCCGGACCGCCTCCCAGTCTGTGCAGTCTGAGACGTTGAACAGTTCGCCGACGGTCGCGGCGCGGTTGCACACGAACCGGAAGCCTTCCTCGTTGAGGCCCCAGTTCTCATAGAACGTCCAGCTCTGCGGTTCCTCGCACATCTCGCTGGTCCAGCCGTGGTGCTTCACCAGGAACTTCCGCAGTGCTCCGGCGAAGTCGTACAAGACTCCGTCCAGGTCAATGCCGATGTGAAATGTCTTCTCTGTCATTCGTTTTCGACCTCCTCTTCTTTATCCAGCCATGGCAAACACCACAGCCGACTGCAGCCCTCTGGTCGGGGGCCGGGGTTTTCTCGCTCACAGGCGATGCAGTAGCTCACTTGTAGTCCTCCATGAATGTCCAACGGCTACTTAGCCATTGGACAGATGGGAAGTCCTGTTCGAACGCTTCTTGGGCTTCTTCTTCAAGACAGGGCGATACCAACTGCCAGTCCTAGAGCGAATCCGAAGATGAGCGTGATTGCCAAGACGCCGATCATGAGTTCGACTTCTTCACCGCGCCAATGAGATTCGACACAGAGTCTACCATGCTGGTGAGGAACTCGGGACCAAGCATCGGCTCGGTTGCCTTGGGGGCGAGTGCAGCCTCGAGTGCGGCGACCCGGGCTTCGAGGGCGGCGATGCGTTCCTTGTTGGTCACGGTGTCAGCCCCTGGACCACAAGGTTCCCGTCAGCGTCCTCGACGGCCTCGGCGAACCATTCGCCATCTTCGCGATCGCCGGCGCAGTGGTGGCAGAGGCCGGGGTACTCGAAGTGCTCGTCAGCGTAGTCGAGAGCCTCGTTCGGAGTGTCGGCCTCGACGGACATGTAGGCCGAGGTGTGGTTGACGAACCACACTGTGTAGTGGGCCATTTCAGCCTTCCTTCTTCGGGACATCGAGGAACTCGCGGGATGCCCGCTCGAGCTCTTCTGCGAGCAGGGCGAGGATCTTGGCGTCCATGGGGTGGCCGTAGGTCATATCGAGTTCGAGCTCGACTTCGATGCCGGCGGGGAGCTGCCAGGTCGTCCTGAGCTTTTGGGGGGACCGCATCACAGCACCCCCGGTTGTGGCTTGACGCAGACGATCTTGTCTCCGTTGGCGAGCATCATGGTGAAGCGGCCCTTGGTGTCGTTGTAGTGGCCGATGACCTGGGCGCGGAAGTCGGTGACTCGCCCGGTGACGCCGCAGTAGAGCACCTCTGCCTCGAAGTACGGCTTGCCTTCGAGCTTTACCGTCTTGAAGAAGTTGACGATGCCGTCGTAGAACTCGAGGGCGCTGTCGCACTCACTCTCCTCGAGGGCCTCGAGCCATGCCTGCTCGCCGATCTCGTCGGCCCGCCGGTCAATGTCCATGGTGTAGGTGGTCATCGGATTCCGTACTTCTCCTCGAAGTTCTTGACGTAGACGTTGAACATCTCCCAGAGCTGGGCGATCTGGCCGTACTCGTCGACGTCCGGGCCGGTACCCATGGGGACGACTCCGGCCTGCAGTGCGCCGATGACACCGCCGGCGTTCTTGATGTTGGTGATGATCTTGGTATCAGCCATTGCTGGTCTCCTGTGTGTGTTCGCGGGGGACGAAGAAGTGCGTTGCTCGGATGTTGCGGATGTACTGGTCGATGCGGTCGAGGCGCGGCTCCTCGGGCAGCGGCGTCGGGCCTTCGGTGAGCTTGGACATCTCGCTGACGACGGTCTGCAGCGTGGCGACGAACATGAGGGACTTCCAGTTCTCGTCGATCCACTGGGTCACGTTCTCGGGGTGCGGGTGTCGGGGGTTGAATCCCCCGGTCTCCCAGGCGGTTCCGAGTGCGTCGATGGTGCGGATCAGGTGGAAGGCGGGCTTCTTGATGCGCTTGACCGGGTCGACGTCGGGCTCGTTGTGGTAGCGGGTGATGCCGCGGTCGATCAGCTTGAGCTGCTTGTCGGCGAATCCGAGCCACTTCTTCCTGATGCGCTGGGAGAGGAAGTCGTCGCGGATGCGGAACAGTTCGTTGGCCTCGTAGGTCTCAGCCTTGTGCGGGTAGTCCTCGGCGTAGAGGATCTCGATCGAGTTCATCTCGCCCTGAAGTGCCTGTTTGCACAGAAAACCGACCTCCCAGGACACATGGTCGGCGTCGCCGGCAATGGTCTTGGTGGTCGGTGGCGGGGGGCCGAGGCCGGTGAGTGCCAGCGTCGGTTCGATATGGACGGAGCGGAGGTCGAGATCGCTATCTGGTCGAGCGTTGCCATGCAGATGCGACCCAACCACCGCGGTGAGGACTTTCTTTCTACTGTCTACCATGACATTAGACAGTACCAGACTATTCGTCTGAGTGTGACTCTCCCCGCTCCTCGATGCGTTCGAGTTTCTCGAGGAGATTCTTGTGGGCGTTCAACGGCTTTCGTCCATATGCGAAGTGTCCGGTGGGTGTGTAGACCGCCTTGTATCGGTGGTCTGCGTCGATACCGTCGGGGAAGTCTTCCTCGGGTGTCGGTTCGGTCTTGATGTCTTCGGGCACGATGTGGTCGAGCGGGTCGAGCGAGGGCCAGCTGCCGTCGTCGTTGCGTTCCACCCAGGTGCCTTGGTCCATCTCGCTGATCCGACCGGCCATGCCGGCGCTGGGGAGCCAGCGGACCTTCTCTCGCTCCGGGAGGCGCACGTAGCCGAGTTGCTTGAACACAGCGGCCATGCGCAGGCCCATGGGGTTGAAGATCTCGACTGAGGGCAGGTCCGCGGTGGGAGGGAGCCGCAGGTTGACGAACGGAGCGTTGAAGTACTCGTCGTCATCACCGGGTACTGCGACATCCCGAAGGAACTCGCGGTCACGCTGGTTGCGCGCGGCCTCGGAGTCCTCCTTGCGGCCCGATGTGGTGAAGTGTCGGGTCTCGACGACCTTGCGCTTCCGCGGCTCCCCCTCGCTCATCGGAGGTTCTTGCCCTGCTGGCTGGCGGCGCGGCGCTGCTCGGCCTCCCAGCTGATGTTGTCCGCGACGCCGCTGAAGCTCGGGGTGATGCGGATGTGGGCGTCACCGACGGACCGGACCTGGGTGCTGTTGTCGCCGGCGACCTGGGTCATGCGCTGATGCTCGAGGAACGCCGCCAACTTGACCGGCGGCAACCACCACGGCACGAGGATCGACAGCACGTGCCGAACGAAGAACACGACGACGATGAGAGGCCAGAGGAGCGAAATCATGGCTGCGGCGGTCCAGCGGACGCCGCTGCCGATGTCGTCTCCGGGGACGTGGCCGGAGAGGTAGCGCAGACCGGGCAGGAAGGCGACGAAGCCGATGACGTAGGCGATGAGTAGTTCGGTGATCATGGTGCTCCTATTCCTCGTCGAACGGGACGTAGCGCTTCCCGATGACGTTGAGTGCTGGTGGGTTTTCGAGGTAGTCGATGGCCCGCTGGAGGGCTTCGACGTTGTCACGCAGGTGGCCGAGGACGTCGCGATTGCAGGGCCCGCAGAGGAGCCCGCGGACGTAGCCGCCGCCGTTGGGGTCATGCCAGTGGTCGACGCTGAGACGTTTCGACTTCCCGGTCGCGCGCTGGCAGATGGCGCAACGCCCGTCCTGGTGGTCAAGGATCTCGTTGTACTCGTCGATCGAGATGTTGTAGACAGCCTCGAGTCGTCGGGCGTGGTCGTTGGACCTGCGGGCTTTTCGCTTCTGGTTGTTGTGGGTGTGGCACCGCGGCCCCGGATATGGGGCCTTGCGGCGCGACGTGACACCCTCTGCTGCGCAGTCCTTGCAGCGCCGGCTGGTCACCGGATCAGTCCTCGGAGTCCTCGCGGGCCCAGCGGTTGCCGTTGGCGTCGTCGTAGATCCGGACCTTGTGGAGCTCGTCGCCGAGGACGACCCAGTTCAGGACGCCGCGCTCATCGTCGGGCTGGCTGACGATCTCGACCGGGTGCCCCTCGGGGATGAGCGTCCACTTGCCAGCGATCTCGTTGGCGTAGATGTGGCTGAGCAGATCCTGGGTGTGGCGGTCGGCGTCATACGCGAAGTCGTCGAAGAACGATGCGCTGTAGTCGAACTCGACGGGCCCCTCGGGCATCGGGACGATCCCACCGCTCATGAAAGCGCTCGGGTCGAGATTGGCGTCGTAGAAGCTGTTGTCACTCATGGGTTCTCCAATGGTTGGGCATGACGGATGGGAACAGCTGGATGTCGGTCCGCGGACTGACGACGATGTGCTTGATGCCCTTGGGGGTGTCGAGCACAAGATGGATGTCGACGGCATGGCGTTTGCGAAGGTCCTTGAGACCGCCGCGGATTCGGTGATCGACAGACAAGATCAGGCCGTCGAGGGTGCCGATCTTTGCCTTCTGGCCCACCTGACCTTGGTTGATCGCGGCGGCTATCATGTCACCTCATACTTCGATGGTTCGGGGAAGAGCTGCTGAAGCTCGTGTTCGATGAGAAAGAACGATCCGTCGTCGCAGGAGTGGAGCGGCCTGACGAGTTCGTTCCCGATGTAGCGTTTGCAGTCCTCGCGTGGCTCTGCCGGAACCTGGTGCATGTTGCCGTAGAGCGAACGCCACTGCGGGGGGTTGTCTGGGTTGACGTAGGAGAACTGGGTGAGCGTCTCCCCCATTGCTGCCTTGTCGACTAGGAACGGTACGTGCAGCTCGTAGCTGAGCGGCACCTTGATTCCGTGTGCCAGCAGTGCAATTCGGGTGAGTGTGAGCGATTCGAGCCACCATCCGCGTTGGCGCTGGACCCGCGGCAGAGCGATGTGCTCGTCGAGGGTGGAGCGGTACCAACTGCCGATGGTTGACATTGGCTCGGTGATGAAGAAGTCGTCGTTCATGATGACGAACTCGTCGGCGACGTCGGGGTGAGCGCATGCCAGGCGAATGTTGTTGTACACGTTGGCATGTGAGGTTGGTCCGAAGTTGCCCTGGATGAAGTTGACCTCATCGCTCACCCACGAGGGCTTGTCGCCGACGATCCACACCTCGTCGTGCGGGAGGTTCTGAATCGACCGCAGTGACATGCGGAGCTCTTCGTTCTCTCCCGGCCTGACGATGTAGACCAGGGTGTGGCTACTGGTGCGCGGTTCCACTGAGCAGTCCTGCCCGGTCGAGTCGCTTGAGCTTGTCGAGGTCGTCACCGTAGGTCGCGACGGCCTGCTCGAGGGCTTCGGTGCGGGTGATCGGCTTGAGAGTCACTGTGGTGACGTCATTCTCGGCGTCGTACTCGGCTCCGATGGCCTTGAACGACTCCTCGATGGGCGGCTCGGATGGCCCGTAGACGCGGTCCGGGTCGGCCAGGACGTCTTCGACGATGTCACCCTTGAAGTGGATCTGTGGGCTCCAACTCATCGTTTCCCCTCGCTATCTGTCGTAGTTGTTCGATCTGCTGATGCCAGTCGTCGTCTCGGGATTCCTTGATGGGGACGCCGGCAACAACGACACCGAGTGGTGGGCAGTTCTTGAGATCCCGGATGTGGTAGGCCGCACACTGCTGGTGCATCTTGCATGGGGCACATGCCCTGCGGGCCTTGGTTTCCTGCCCACCGCCGCGGTTATCGGACTCCCAATGCTTGGGGTCTTTGCCGCGGCAGTAGGCGTGGATCATCCAGTCGCGCGAGTCATTGGCCATTGAGTTACCCCTGGCCAGGGATTGTCAGCACCTCGCGGAAGATCTGACGTTCGATCGATAGCCGCGCAGCCTCTTGCATGACGGAATCGACTGCCTTGGCGGCGATCTGGCCGGCGGGCCCTGGGAGGTGGGCACTGGCGACGGCCATCTTTGCCAGTGCCGTGTGGAGGTCGATCATGACGTCCACGATGTCCTCGGGGCTGCTGGTCAGCACGCCGGTGAGCAGTTGCTCCCGGACCGGTTCGAGATAGTCCGGGGGCAACCGCAGCATCGACAGCTGGAATGGGTCAGACATCGACTCAGAACGGCGGTTCGTTGCTGGCCCAGGGATCGCCGCCACCCGTCGCGCCGGCTGCGGCGAAGTTGTTCGCCGCCGCGGAGACCTGGTCGATGCCCTGGTTCTGCAGGCCACCGCTGAAGTCGTTGTTGCCGCCGCCGAAGCCGCCGCGCTGGGACTTGGTGACCCGAGCGGTGGCGTACCGGAGTGCGGGGCCGATCTCCTCGACCTCGAGCTCGTAGGTGGTGCGCTTCTCGCCCTCCTTGGTCTCGTAGGAGCGCTGCTTGAGCTTGCCCTGGACGATGACGCGCGCGCCCTTCTGCAGCGACTCTGTCACGTTCTCGGCGTACTCGCGCCAGACGTTGCAGCGCAGGAAGAGTGCCTCGGCATCCTTCCACTCGTTGCTCTGCTTGTCGAAGTACCGCGGGGTCGACGCGACGGTCATGTTGGCAACCGCCGCCCCGGATGGTGTGAACCTGAGCTCGGGGTCGGCGGTCAGGTTGCCGATGACGGTGATGACGGTGTCATTTGCCATTGTGGGGCCTCATTTCTTCTTGATGCGGGGGAATTGGTCCTTGGGGAAGTAGCCCAAGAGTTTGCTGACGGCGTTGCCGCCGAAGTGCTCGACGAGCTCGCTGGTCTCGGTGTCGCGGACGACGGTGACGGGCACCTGCTGGTAGCCCCACCCGGTGATCTTGGCGAACCCTTCTGCACCGTCGTCGGTGGTGACATCGAAGGTCTCGTAGGCGATCTGGCGCTCGTCCAGCCACTTCTTGACCGCATTGCACTGAACGCAGGCCGGCTTCGAGTAGACGATGATCTTGTATGGCTGACTCATGATGCTGTCCACTATACCATTAGATAGTAGACAGACCGAGCGTTCACTCGGTGATCTTGGCTCTGTTCGGACGCCACTGCATGGAGATGGTCTGCTGCGCACCGGTTCGGTTCTTGGTGACGATGAAATCGATCATGCCGGTGGGCATATGAGGTGGCTGCTCCTCGGTCTCGAGGTCCAGGATGATGATGACGTCGGCGTCCTGCTCGTAGGCACCGGCACCGCGGATGTTCTCCATGGTGGGTGCGCCACCGTCCTTGACGCCCTCACGGTTGGCCTGGGCCGCGGACACGACGGGGATGTTGTACATGCGCGACATGACCTTGAGTCCGCGCGAGACCTCTTCGTTGGACTCGGTGGACTTCTGCCCCGCCTTGCCCTTGATGAGCTGTGCGTAGTCGAAGAACGCGATGTCGAGACCCTGCTCGCGGTTGGCGAGGTGGTCGACGTAGTTGAATGCCTTGTCGATGGTCAGGTTCGGGGTGTCGCCGATGGTCAGCGGCATGCCGGCGGACCGGTTGAAGAATTGCGAGATGAGCCCGAAGTTGTATTCGTCGATCTCGCGCTTGGTGATCTGGCCGTAGTTGGCATCGGCACCGGCAGCGAGCGCGCGCGACACGATCTCGACGTGCCCCATCTCGAGAGAGAACAGGGCGGTCTGCTGCCACGCTTCGAGGGCAGCGAATAGGGCCCCGTTGCCGAGCACGAGAGACTTACCCACACCTGGTCGGGCAACGATCAGATAGGAACGGCCAGCGTGGAATCCGCCGGCGAGGACCTGGTTGAGCTTGGGCCATGGGGTGGGGATGACACGACGCTCCGACTCTGGTGCCTCGTACCATTCGAACCACTTCTGCAGGGCATCGTCCCACGAGTACAGCTGGGAGGTGTCCTCGGCTGGTCGGAGTCGACGAATCTCCTTCTCGAGCGCTTGCAGGAACTGGTCCGCGTCGGCGTCCTTGTTCGCCTTCCATGTGTTCCAGAGCTCGCGCTGCATGACGCGGGTGGCGAACGAGTCGTCCTCGATGAAGTCGTCGACACCACGCTGGGCGGCGACATGGTCGGCGGCATCCTTACCCTCTGCCGCGGTGACGACACGAATGGACTTCACGTCCTGGGCCAGAGCAGACCACAGTGCGTTGGCGTGCTTCATGCCGGCTTCATCATCGTCGCGGATGATGACGAGCTTCTTACCCACCAGGGGCGTCAGGTCGAAGTTCTTGATGTTGCCAGCACCGCCTGCGTTGGTGGTGGCGGTCAGGCCGAGACGCTCGAGTGCGTGGACATCTTTCTCGCCCTCGCAGAACCAGATCTCGTCGGCTTCGGCGAGCTTGGACGCGCGGTAGAGCTTGGAGCCCTTGGTGTTTCCTTGCTGGTGGAACTTCTTGTCCGGGCTGCGGTGGACAACACGCCCGTCTTCGTACTTATAGTCAACACCCTTCTTCGGCTCGTCGAACAGATCAGTCAGGGTGAGACCGACCTGTTCGAGAACGTCGTTGGTGTCGTCGGAGAAGCAGTGAACCAGAGCCTGGCCCTCGATCTGTGTGACCGAGACCGATCGGTCGGCACCCGAGTGACCGGGGGCCTGAACGCTGGCGACACCGTGCGACTTCTCCTCGACGATGCAGCCGTACTGCCGGAACGCGTCGATGACGCGGTCATAGGCTGTCTGGTTCACTGTCCTCCTCTTCCTCTGTTCCGAAGATCAAATCCTCGGCCACGGTCTCCCAGCCGGGTGCCGGGTTGTTCCACCAGTCATTCTTTGGCCAGTTCACATCTCCCCGACCAGGTCGTCTGCTGCCTCGACCGCGGCCCACCAGGGGTGTTTGCGGTCCTGGTACTTCTGGACAGTGTTGATCCACATCTTCTCGTCTCGGGTCAGATCCTTGGAGAGGGGGAGCTCGACGAACTCTCGCCTGTTCCACGCGCTCCAATCGTCGGCATTAGGGCCGTCGGGGTCGCCGTCGGTGACGAGGAGGTTGGTGAGTTCGAGGTTGCGTGCCGCGTGGCCGACGATGCAGCAGGGCTGGGTCAAGTCACTGGGGTCCTCGAAGTATACACACTTCGCCTCACGCTTCGGGGTATTCGGCTGCGAGAGCACGGATCTCGCTGATCAGTTTCTGTCCACGTTCGGTCATCGTTCCAGTTCCTCCAGTCTCCATGCCTTCTCGCGAAGGTCTTCGATCTTCTCCACCAGCTCGTCGAGCATCTTCGGGTTGTTCTTGTCGTAGGCGATCCCCGCGGCCTCGCAGACCTCGGTGAACACGTAGTCCACGACCTTCTCGAGCATCTCGGCGGCGACTTCGCCCATCGCCTCAACATGCGGTTCCACGTTCACTCCTCCGGGTATGTAGGGATCGGCATGAGCCGTCCACTCGGGTAGGTCCACTGGGCCCGGAAACACTCGAGGAGGTATTCCTCGCCGACGCTCTCGGGTTCGAACTCAGTGAAGCTGTCGCGCGACGCCATGCCCTCATCGAGCCCGTAGTCATACAGGTCGATGAGGGACGCGGCGACGTCGCAGTGTGCGCAGTTCTTCCAGGTCCACACCTCGGTGGTTTCCTTGTTGAACTGTCGGCGGTAGTGCTCACCCTTGCGGATGACGCGGCCACAGAACCCGCACTCATGTTCTTTGCGGGCCTTGGGCATTCCGTCACAGATGACGTTCATCAGGTCTGATCCACGAGCGTCTTCCGGACATAGTCGAAGGACTGCCAGTGAAGGAATCTGCCGTTCTCCCAGACGGGCTGCAGGAGGCTGGTTGCTTCCTCGCCGGGTCGCGCCTGCTCGAGGAGGGTCAGTTCGCCGTGGTCGCGATGTACTGCCAGGCGTCCGGTCGCCGACTTCTTGGTGCCGTCGTCGGTGACCGGGTCCTTGAGCAGGTTGACGCCCTTGCCGTCGACCTCGGCCCAGGTTGCCTTCATCGCCGAGCCAAAGGTGTCCCTCGTGTTGTGCTGGTAGGTGTAGCTGCCAACGCCGAACACGACGTTGGTTGAGGCGTAACCCATCTGAGCGAGGCGCGAGGTGATCGTCTTGGCGCGCTCGAGGGTGATGCTGTCTCCGTAGATGACGCCGACGTGCGGGTTCAAGTCGAGGTAGCCAGCGGCGTTCATCTTGGAGCCGAAGTGCATGTCCAGTAGGCGCACCACGCCGTACCAGGCCGGCGTGGCCCACTCCGCGTCCGGGTCGCCGCAGATGATCTTCTCCGGGTCGCCCGAGTCGGGGCGGATCACGATCTTTCCGTCGCGGCCGAGGATCTTGCCCTTGAGCGTCGGAAGGTACTCGGTGAGCACCTTCCACAGATCAAAGGTGTCGGAGACGACCGAGAAGATGCCCGTCGGGTACAGGTCGAGCAGTCGCGAGAACAGCTCGAGCTCACCGACCTGTTCGATGCCGGTACACATCACCGAATGCTCGGTGGCCGGCACCGAACCGGCGACGTACTCGCCGCCGTAGTAGTGATCGATCCAGTCCAGCGCGACCAGCGAGTCGGTGCCGCTGAACGACAGCAGGTGGGCGGCACCCGACAACTGTGCCGATTCCTGCGACGACATCCCGCGGTAGGAGAAGTCGTGGCACTGGAAGTCGACAGCCTCCGGCGCACCGCCGGTCGCTTCCGCGGCCTGGTCGAGGATCAGCCGGTACTCGTGCGCGATGGTCGCCGAGGTGGACGCCTGCCACACACCAGCCGACAATGCGGTCTCGATGTAGTTGGTCAGCCAGAAGAACTCGGGGTCCGTGTTTTCCACGGTGAACGATGGCACTCGGATCGGGACGAGGGTGCCTTCCGGGACCGCACAGAACCGCAGCGGCAGGTATCCCCTGCGATGCAGGGACCGGATGTGGTCGGAGCCAATGGTGTTCGGCCCGAGGATCTGGGTGACACGCTCCTCGTACAGGTCACACACGAGGTCTTCGTCGGCGGCGAAGAACGGTTCGAAGTCCTCGACGAGGTGCTTCTGGATGAACGCCTGCAGGCCGAAGTGGACCACCTTGTCAACGCCGGGGAGTCGGCTCTTGCGGTTGGTGAAGTTGGAGTAGACACGGGTGGTATTGCCGGCGAGCAGATACTGGTCGCGGTGCCCCAGCTTATAGGCGTCCGTCTGAAACAGCGGTGCTACGGGTGCGAATCGATTCATCGGTTGTCAATGCTCCTCATCATCCATGGCCACAGGGGCGCTTTGGTGGTCCACTTGCCGAGCTGCAGGGTGCCCGGATGGCTGTCGGTGGTGTGGATCTCCTTGTAGTGATCCCAGAGGCTGGAACTGGCACCGGAGAAGATGCCGTGGGTAACCCACAGCGACAGCTGGTCCGGGTCCAGGCCGGTGGCTGCGGCGAGGCCATTGAAGGTCCCGCCACCGTCACAGATGTCATCCACGACGAGGTAGTTGCCACTGGGATCGAGCTTGGGGCAGGTGATCTCGAGGATCTTGCCGGTGCTGAACTCGCGCTTCTTGTTCGCGACGATCGTGCCGACACCCAGCTTGTCGGCGACGGCGAATGCCCGGTCGGTCGCACCCTTGTCGGGGGCAATGACCGCGGTGAAGCCCTTGTCCCAGGACGCCTCCGCTACGAGACTGGAGACGTCCAGGTCCTGCAGGCCGACTACCTCGCGACGTGCGGCAAGCGGGTTGTGGACGTCGACCGTGAGGACACCGTTCCAGTCACCGGCGTTAATGATGCGGGCGTAGACGCCAAGCCCGAACGGTGTCCCCCGGTCTGCGCGCGCAGCCGGCAGGTACGGGATGAGGAGGTAGCGCGCCTCCATCCGCTCCTTCGCGATGTTGGCCATCAGGTTCGCAACGACCAGGTCGTTGGCGTCTGCGCCCTTGACCTCAGCGATCCAGCGGTGGGCTACATCCTCGTCGAGGTTGGAGCCCTCGACGTCGATATGGAACTCACCACCAGGGAACTGGAACACCTCGAGTGGGTGAAGTTCCATGTCGACCAGGCTTTGCGCCCACAACCGGACGGTCATCGAACGTTGATCTCCGGGATGATGGTCGAGGGGTTGAAGGTGACCCGGTAGTGGTCCTTCGACACGTTCGCGGCGTCGAGCTGCTGGATGGAGACCATGGTGTGGGCGTTCCGCAGGTTGATGTGCTTGTGGTAGCCGCCGGGGACCTTGCACGTGGTGCGGATGACGTCGGACTCGATCTCGGCGTTGCACCAGCCCTCGATGAGCTGGATGACCTTGTCGCTCTCGTTGTTGATGACGACGATGCGCCGGTTGATCTCGAAGTTGTCCGCGGCGGTCGCGATGTTCTCGGAGACGACGTCGGCGTCGTTCGCCCCCTTGCCACACGCGGTGACGAGGGTGGTGCCGGCGATGACGGCGAGTGCTGCGATGCCGGCCTTCTTGAATGGGTTCATGGTTGAGCTCCGATCTGTTGTTGGTGTGTTGCGTTAGACAGTAGACAGTAAATCATCGGTGTGTCAAGCGTCGCCACCAATTACGCTTGCGCGCACGGCTTTCGCGAGCTTCACGCATGGCTCGCTCTTCGGTTGCCTCACGGTAGGCAACCCACCAGGCCGCGATACCGGGAGGGACGACAACATCATGGGCCACCCAGTACGAGTACTGGTCCACGGTGAGCCCCAGGTACTCGTGGAGCTCGAGGGTGCCGGGGTATTCGGTGTGCCAGAACGCGATGAACTCGTTGATGTCATCACCTTCGACTTCGCCGCGGCACTGCAGCTCGTAGTAGGTGACTGCTGGCTCGTTCGGGTAGTCGTCGTCAGTCATGCTTGCTCCCGGTGATGCCGTGCCCGTGGACTGCACCCTCGAGACCGTTGACGTCGATCTTGGTGAGAGTGCGACTGCGCCTGGTGTATCGCTCGAGGACGTATCTGGCTGCGTCGCAGCACTCTTCGGCATTCTCTTCCGGCGTGCCGTCGAGGATGACGGTGGTGCCGTCCACGGTCCACCAGATGCCGAGGCTCTTGGACTGCAGCTTGAGGTTGGCGAACCCGAAGGTGGACCCGCCGACCGGGGACTTGGAGATCTTCCAGCGCCACTCCCCGCCGCCGTTGGGTGGGTCGGGCATCGTGTAGTCGGTCATGTCAGAAACCTGCTGCTTTCGCGATCGGGTCGTGGACTTGATTGCGGCAGACGCTGCACACGTAGCTGTACGAGAAGTGCCGCTCTGCCTTCTTGCGTTCGTTCGGGTCCGGGATGTCGTCGATGGCGTCGCGATGCTTGCGGTAGGCACCGCGCAGGTCGTCGGAGAGCTGGACGCGGCGTGTCACAGCCCCGACGAGGACTCCCAGCGAGACCACTGCGCCGATGCCGCCGGGGACCACGAACAGCAGCCATCTGCCGCTCTCGACCCCCGCGCCGGCGTCGGTGAACCAGACCGCGGCCCCTGCCATGAGGATCAGGGTGCTCACAACGGTCGCGATGGTTGACGCCTTGACGGTCGTCTTCATGCGGCCCATATAGACCTCAATGTCTTCGATCAGGTCAAGCGCAGCAATGACATCCTTGTTCACGCTGCCTCCTTGGCCAGAACGTCGCGGTATGCCCGCTCAGCCATGCGCAAGTCATCTCGGGAGCCGCACACCCAGGCCGTGCATATGCCGGTCGCGATCAACGACACCAGGCCGAAAATCAGGGCGGTCACGACCAGCTGGTTGTAGTCATTCCGGGTCGAGTAGTCGGCGGTGAGGTCGTGATAGAAGCCCCACACGTTCAGTGCGACGAACGCCACGAGGAGGGTGCCGGTGATGCTCAGGCCCGTCTTGGCGCGGCGTACATCAATCCGGCAGTCCTCGATTCTGTCCAGGGCGGCAGTGGTTTCGGTGTTCATCGCTCGTCACCGCTCCCCTGCAGCACACCCCGATCCTTGCGGTCGAGCAGCTTGTCGAGGTTGGCATCGGCGACGTCGTTGAGCGAGAGGTCGAGTTCGGCGGCGAGGCGCGCGAGGTACCACAGCGTGTCGCCCATCTCTTTCTTGATCGCATCCCGCTTCTCGTCGGTGATCTGGCCGGCGTCGTCACGGATGATCTTCTTGAGCTTGCCCTGGATCTCGCCGCTCTCACCGAGGCCGAGTCCGACGTAGGCGAGAGCGGCCAGCGTGCCCTCGCCCGCGCCTGGGTAGATCGCGGTCGCCGCGGTGGCGTTCTGGTAGTCGTTGAATTCCATTTCAGTTCTCCTCTTCGTTGCGTTCTGACTTCTTGCCGCCGACTGCTCGGCGGACGAGTGACACGGCCACACTGTGCGAAAGGCCGAATTCTTCTTGCAGGACCTTCGCAGGCTTGCCGGTTTTTGCCGCCTCAATTGCCGACAGAGCGATGTTCAGGGGCAGGGTGGTGTCCGAGGTACGGCAACCGCATCTTCCGGCTGTGGTGTGGCAGTAGGTGCAGTGGGCCGGGTCGGCCTCGTGGTAGGCGCAGAGGCCCTTGTGCCACCGGCACCGCTCCCCCGCCGGCAGGCCGGGTGAATCCCAGGGGAAGCTCATGACTCCACCGCCGGGAGGACGTCGGCAAGTCCGTAGGGGTCGATCATCGAGTTACGCACCGGCTGGCCCTGGATCTTGGCCACGCCCGCGGTGTACTTGCCCATGATCAGATCCGTGAGCTCCTCGAGGTTCTCGCGCAGCCATCGCTGGTACTGGGCGCGCGCCTCCTCGGGGTCGCCGGTCTGGTCGAAGGTGACGCCGGCCATGGTCTGGACGTTCTGGGCGTAGGGGTGGCGACCCTGGCCGATGATCCAGTCCTGCAGCCGCTCGCGGGAGGAGTCCTTCGGCAGAGCGTGGACGTAGTCCACGATGTTCTTCGGCATCAGCGCGTAGCTGCTCTTGCGGTAGTGGTCGTCGACCGCCCGGATCGCTTCGTGGAGCCAGATGTCGCCGTCAGCCTCGAATACCGATGCCCATGCCTGGATTTTGAAATCCAATTGCTGGGGGTCGTCGGGCAATTTCATTTTGGCGTCGAGAACCGATGCTTTCCACAAAACCGCTTCGGCGATTTCGACTGGGTCTTTACTTTGCTGCAATTGCGGGCCTCCCTTCGGAATGACGTTGAATGATTCGGTTCTTCAGCAAGTCCTGTCCGGTTGCTGCCTTGATTACCGGCGAGGTCTCGTAGACGTCGTCCCAGCAGCCCTGGTTGAGCCAGGTGGCCGGGTGCTTGATGAACCGCTCCTCGGTCCGGGTGGCCCGGAGGTGTCCAACGTAGCGTTCGACACTAGACAGTAGCACGTCGAGGTCCACGTTGCGTCGTGCCACGGCGAACTTCTCGAGCGCCTTCTTGCGACCGATCTTCCGCGGGTACAACGTCCAGAACTCCTCGAACTCCTTGGCCGTCGCCGCAGTCACCGAGGAGCTTCGCGACGAGGACGCAGGCTTGCCTGCGCTCGTGGGGCTAGGGGCTAGGGGCTTAGGGGCTAGGGGCTTAGGGGTAAGGGGCTTAGGGGTTAGGGGGGTTGATTTTGCATCGGATTGGTAATCGGATTGGGTATCGGATTGGTAATCGGATTGGGTATCCGATTCGTACCGTTCCAGGAGTTTCTGCAGGTCATCGCCGCAAAGGGTCGAAGTCCACGATGAGTACTCCGGATGCTCCTCGTACTCGCGTGCCACCTCGGCCAGGATCAGCGACTTGAGATGCTTCGAAGCGACCATCCGGTAGGCCTTCAGGAGCGCCACGGCGACCTTCGGATTACGCAGAACATGGTCGTTGCGGATGAACGATCGAACGAGAACCTCCTCAGTCTCCTCGTCGAAGATCGCGAACCGTGACGCCTCCAGCTCGGCTGCTGCGGCCACCAGACGCTCGGGTGTCATGTCCCGACTCTTGACCGCGAGCCGGCGTGGTCGCCAGTCTGCGACGCCGCAGTGGTTCAGCGATGGGTCCGGGAGCAGCACCCGGAAGTAGAGCCACTGGGCGTCAGTGGAGAGGTCTTCCAGTTCATCATCGTCGGCGATGTCGATGCTGATTCTGGCGTGGTCGCGTGCCATTCTTTATGCCGCCTTCCCGAGGTCGATAATGAGTTCTTCGAATTCTTTCCGAAGGTTTTCGAGTCGCTTTTCCGGGAATCCTTCGTAGGGCGCTTTATCGGTTCGGTCTTTGCGCCGATTCCATTTCTTGCTGCCCATTTTGTCAATGGTGTATTCGTCCCATTGGAACGGTAGAGCCCACCCCATCTCGGCGGCAATCTCGGCGGCGTCGTCGTCCTTGCCGCGGATGTGCTCGAGTCGGCTGAACTCCTTGACGAGTCGGATGCCCGCCTCGCGCTCGAGGGGTGCATCGACGCTGGTGCCGTAGAGCGTGCGGTGCATTTGCATGTCACTGAATCCCAGGAGCTTCTGCAGCCCGTCTGGGTCATATCCCCATGCGACGAGCGCCTGCAGCCGCCTGGTGGCCCCCACAGCGCTCGGAATGCGTGCGTTGACGTTGGATGGCAGGGCCATGACGTCGGTGGCCAGTGACTGGCGCACGAGGTGGGTCGCGGCGAACTTGTAGGTTCCCAGCCGGCGCAGGACGTCCTTGCCTCCTGATGTCAGCATCACGATCAGTCCGTCGCGGTCGGTGGATGCCGAGTTGTACTGCTCCACACCGCCGTATCCGACTTCGCCGAGCTCTTCCATGTGGTGGTGGATCGGGAGCGCGGTAACGAACTCCATGTCCTCATGGATGGAGACGTCGGGGGTGTTCTCGAAGAGTGCGTTGGTGATGTCGACCGAGATGGATGGTCGCCACGGATCGTCGGACAGAGCACGCATGTGCAGCGCCTTGAGGTCGAACATGGAAATCTCGGTGGCCTCAGAGATGCGCTCGAAGGTCCAGCCGGCGTCCTGCAGGGCGGTGAGGCGCTTGAGGATGGTGATCGGCATGGCCTTGGTCGACGTCAACGGCTGGTTCGGCTTCTCACGCAGGAAGAACGGGTCGACACCGAACAGGTCGGCGATCTCACGGTAGGCGGCGTGCCGGGATGCTCCGTAGTGGCCGTCGGTGTTACCCGACTCTATGCTCCCCCACTTCTGGCGCTTCCAGCCCAGCTGCACCGCGACCTGTTCCTGGGTCAGGTTGTGCGACTCGCGGAGTGCTTTGATGCGCGCGCCGATTTTTGTTGCTGCTGTCTGTGTCGGATCTGTCATGTGTTTGCGACCTCCTTGTTGTGGTGTTCTGTGGATGTCAATCCGCTCCGCGGTGCTCGGACCTCATGCCTGAGTCAGCGCGGCGGCTACACTTAGTACATGCCTGTCGCCGTCAGTGTTCATCTCGTGAAAGTGACTGGCGCAGAATACTTTCCGCCCCCACCATCGATAGGTGACCTCGTACTCGGCTGGACTGTTGCAGGCCTGGAACAAGGTGGCGAACTCACACTCTTGTGATGCGTTAGACATTAGACGGATGGCCACTCGTTAGTCAAGCGTCGTTTCGACCGAGGACGTCATCGATAGCTTGTAGTGGAATCCCATGCTCGAGACGTCCACCCCGTAGGAACCCTCCATGCCAGCCTTGCGGCACGCCTTCACGAACGCCTCGACCTCCTCGAGCGTGGGGCGGCAGTCCGTAACCAGATCGACGGTGCGAGACTGGGTGTCGGTCACTATCAGTCCGGTCTGATCCACGTCAGACCTCCTTCTCGGTGGGTGCGGCGTTGAGCCAGTCGACCGCGGCGTCACGCATGATGACGACCTTGCCGCGGACGTAGCGCACCTCGAGGTTGCCGGCCTTGATCTCGCGGTCGATGGTGGCTTCGGAGACACCGACGGCGTCGGCGAGTTCGCGCTTGTTGAAGGCCAGCTTGTTCTGGAATGGGTCAGACATTGGTGAAGAATCTCCTTATATTGCAGGGGTATTGGGTCTGGCACTCTGCGCAGACCCCTGATCGGTTGTTGGTGTCGCTGTATGCGCGGCGGTGGGGCCCGAGGATGGCGTCCCGGCACTCACCGGCCAGGCTGCGCATCTGAAGTCGGACCTGTTCGGGTAGGTCTTGCCACTGTTCGTCGTGGATGGCGTCGCCGAGGTTTCGCATGGCCTTGTGTAGCCGTGCTGCATCGATCTCGACGGCGACGCTATTGATAGGTTTCGTCATCCATGCCTCCACGTCCGGTGATCATGTTGTGCTCGATAGGCCGTGCGTTTCGGCGGTAGAGCCAGAAGTGCAGCACTTCGATCAGCCCCACCGCCGCGCAAATCGCGAGGACGACGACGTGATCGCTCAACCCGTGGCCTTCGCGAGCTCGACGAGCCGCTGCAGCACCTGGACCTCGTCGACGATTGCGTCGTACCGATCCACGTCGAGGGTCTCGCAAACCTTGTCGAGGATCCCCTCGTAGGCCATCACGTCCTTGTAGTGTCCGGCGGCGTGCTGGACTTCGGGGTTGGCCAGAAAGTCGACCAGTGCTTGCATGTTGTTGACATGCCAGGCCAGTTCTTTCCTGTATTCGCCTGGGTGGTTTGCTGATTGCCTGTCCATGGTTCTCCTTGTCTGTGGTGTCCAATCCGCTCCGCGGCACTCGGACCTCATGTGGATGCGAGAACGGCCTCGCCGGTTTCCCAGCGAGGCCGTCGACGGCCTTAGGCGCGCGCCTCGCGTTGGGCGAACGAGTCGTCCCAGAGCCTGCGTGCGTCGTCACCGAAAACGTCTGGCGCGATCATGACGAGGTGCTCGCGGAGCTCCTTGGCCAGGCGTCGGATCTCGGCGTCGGCGGCGGGGTTGTCACGCTTGATGAGGAATTCGAGCCAAGCTCTCAGGTTCCCCGAGACCTCGATCTTTGTCTCGGTACAGTTGGGCAGTCCGGCACGCGCAGCCTCGCGGGCCTGCTTCTTCTTCAGTCCCTGACCGACTAGGCGGTCCTCAGCCAGCCGGTACTCCTTAAGGTCAAGCATGCGACCTTCGGCGAAGAGTTGCGTCAGGATTGCATCGCCCTCGTAGGCCGGCGGCAGGACGAACGCAACGTCCTTGGAGTCGACGTAGCGCTGCGACAGCTGCGAGAACGAGAAGTGACGGTGTCGCACCAGTTCATGGGTGAGCGACCGAGAGACACCCTCGATGTAGAAGCTGGCTGAGCTATGCTCTAGCACACTAAGGTGGCGCTGCTTGAGGATGTTGTGGATATAGCCACCATTGGATGCTGTCGCCGGATTTGGCTTGTCCCAACTCTGGTAGCAGGCCCGCCCACCAAACTCGGGAGCGAGCTGCAACACCGGGTCACTTAGTCCGGGTTGCAGTTTCTTGCGCAACGCGTCGGTAATGGTCGTGTGCGCAACAAGAGTGACAACTGGTTGGGTAATCACCCGAATTTCGACGGTCATGCGACGTGGCTCCATGTCTTCCGGTTGATGATGTTAAGGATCGAGGTCTTGCTGACTCCGTAGAGCTCACCGAGTCGCCGACTGGATACCCCTTCGGAGTGGAGCGCTCGGACCTCCTGGACATCTTGCTTAGTGAGCATGTGACCGGGGTGCGACTCACCTCGTAGTTTGGGCAGGTTGAATCTCCCCTTCCTGGCCATGTCTGCCATGTTGTCCTTGTGGTCACCAAGGAACAGGTGGTCAGGGTTTACGCACGGCGGATTGTCGCACGCGTGGCACACAAACATCCCGTCTGGAATCTCGCCTCGATGGACAACCCAGGATGCGCGGTGGGCCCATAGCATGCGACCGCCCTCACCCCCACTCCAGACCCGGCCATAGCTACTGGGTTCCAGGGAGCCGGTGAACTCCCAGCACCCAGAATCGGTGGTCGCGATCTTGCTGAGCAGGCGCTCTTGTAGGGGCTTCGACTTCGGCCCAGGCCTCACACCTCACCACCATCCAGTTCGACGGTAGACACATCGCGACGGTCGGTCGAGGAGGTGTCGACGTAGTCGACGAGCATCTTGACGGAGGTCTTGCGATACATCGCCTCGTCCCAGTCGGCCCAGACGGTGCCGCGTGAGTTGGCCTTGACCTTGGCGATGTAACGCGGGTCGGCGATGGCCACGGTGGACGGCTTGCCCTCGTGGTCGACGGCGTAGGCGTAGGACATGACCGGTGCGCCGGAGGTGCGGGCCATGTAGTTGATCTTGTGTACCGGTCGGTCCATGGTGTTCGGGTTGAAGTCGAACTCTTCACCCTCGTAGACGACCTCGGCGACGATCGACTGGTAGCGACCAGAACGCATGATGCGCTTGGCGATCCCCTTCCAGGACTCCATGCCCTGGATGCCACCCTTGCGGGGAACGAGGTAGTAGTCCTCGGTGCCGGGGATGTGTCCCTTCTCGGCACAGTCGAGGATGGCCTGCATGAGCGAGCCGGGGTCGCGCTTGGCGGCGTTGACGAGGTTGGGGTCACGCATGACGGCGAGTCGGGCCATCTGCAGCCAGCGGTCCATGTCGGTGCCCTTTTCGAGCACGTTCTGGATCTCCTTGGCGTGGCTGTAGATGACCTGGACTGGGCCTGCTGAGGCCTGGCCTTGCGAGGCTTGCTGGAGTTCAGACACTGGTGTGGTCCTCCTCGGTGTTGTCGGTCAGGGTTTCGTCGTCGGTGACCCACTCGTAGGCCTCCTTGGCGAGGTAAATCTCGCCGTTGAAGATGGTGAGAAGCTCGAGCTTGAGGCCGGCTGGGTAGAGCTCCTCCTCGATCACGCCGGGGCTGCTGTTGATCTCTTTGAGGATCGTGAGCACGGCTTTCCGAACGTGGTCGACGCTCGCAGTGAGTTCTCTGATGGCCTTGCTCTGGCCGGTGCCCGCGCTGGCTAGGATGTCGACCCGGCTGGTGAGGTGGTCGATCTCGCGCCCCATGCTTTCCAGGGCCGCGTCGATCCGTTCCTGTTTGATTCGTGCCATGTGTTGAATCTCCTCTTCTCTCTTGTGTTTTGAACTGTTAGGTTTTCCCGGATGGTTCAATCCGCTTCGCGGTACTCGGACCTTCATGTGGAGGGTTGTGGCGACGCCGGCGCAGGAGCCGTCGAGCAGAATGTTGCGGTTCTGCAGACGGGAGCAACGGCCACGAGGGTGGGTAGCCCTCGCGTGGACGGTGTCGTTATGGCTCTACCGTCAGGCGTCCTTACATCCCGGTCGGAGCGGAGTTGGGCTATGCAGACCCTGCATCCTGGAAAGGGACAGGATGCACTCCGAGGGGCGAGCTTGACGCCGGCGTCGCAAGTGTTGTTGTGGGTGGTGACGCAGGAGCCGTCGAGCTAAAGGAACTCTGAAATCCCGCAGGCACACCGGGGAAGGGTGTTGCCAGGCGTCCTTACCTCCCCTGCCTGATGGCCTATGGCAAGCCCCGGATTAATGGGATTTGAACCAGGAGGGGTGAGCTTGACGCCACCATCCACAAGTCTCTATTCAGTTAGAGGTTAGACAGTTGTTTGTCTCTCTCTGTCTGACTCCATCAGCCTACGTCATGTGTCCACTGGAGTCAACTAGAGATTAGACAGACGCCGGGGCGTACATCGCTGCGAGGCGTTCCTGCCGGTCCTGTTCCTTCTCGTAGGCGTCCATGACGCTCACCTGCTCGGGCTTCTTGGCCGGCACGTAGCGCAGGTACGGCTTGTCGCCGCGGCCAGGCATCTGTCGACGCGCCAGGACCTCGCCGTCCTCGAGCTTGACCACGCGGGCGGGCCCGACATGATCGAGGATCTCGGCGTGGAGACCGCTGCGCAGATCCTTGATCTCGCGGTAGGCCTCCTCGACCGAGCGGTAGAACTCCCCCAGCTGGGTCGGGACGACGACCTCGAGGTCCGGGTCCAGTTCGGGGTTGATCTGGCGCACCGCTTCGTAGGTGGCGCTGTCCTTGCTGATGTCGGGCAGGATGTTGTTATTCAGCTCGTGCATGAACTTGTCGCCGGCGTTCATGAGGAACTCGACGTCTTCGGTGCTGTAGTTGACCTTGTAGGTGCGGTAGTCGACACCGGAGATCAGCGCGGCCAGATCGGCCTGCTTTACACCGAGGCAGTACATGTAGAACAGCACCTGGCATCGGTAGTAGATCGGGATGCCGTCGCTGCCATTCGGGCCGTAGCCTTCGCCGCGGGCCGAGGTCTTGATCTCGAGGACCCGGCGGATGTACCACTCGCCGTCCTCGGTCTGTGCCCAGACGATGCCGTCGGGGTTGGCGTTGATCCAGCCACGTCCGGGGATCAGGCACCGGAAGGTGTGTCCGGTGGTGATGAACTCATCCTCTTCGAGGGACTCGGAGTACTTCTGGTAGACCACTGGCTCGAGGCGGGTGCCCCACTCCATGGCTGGGGTCTCCTCGACGTCCTCGAGCTCACCCTTCTTGCGGTGCCACAGGGAGAACCGGGACTCGAACGGGCTCAGGCCGACGATCGCGGAGATCTCGGAACCGCCGACGTGACCGCGGCGAGCGGCATGCCACTCGGGGGAACCGTTGTCGAACTTGCCGATGACCTGTGCGCGCCCGTTGATGATCGCGCCGGTCTCGAGGAGGTCGTAGGGTGTCGTCACTTGGACTCCTCCTTGACCAATGTATCGACTGCTACACGGGTCCGGATGACCGCCGCGGACTTAGCCTTGCCGACGTTTCCGTGACGGTAGCCACGCTCCTGCTCTCGTGTGAGAACGGCTTTACGGCCCCCCGAGAATGGGGAGAGCTTGAAGCCGGTGACTGTCCATCGGTAGCCCCAGGAACCGATAGTGACGACGTCACCAACCTTAATGTCTTGCTTGCTATCTGACACGCTTGCCTCCTTGGCTGTCTACTTGTGCGTTAGACACACTATAGCTTGTGTCACTGACAACAGTTGTTGACGCGTGCAGTTGTGCGTGAGACACTAGTCGGCACTATGAGACAAACCACTGAAGTACCGCAGCCCTGGGCCAAAGCGATGCTGAAGCAGGGTCTCACCAATCCACGGACCGGTGACCCGAGCTTCAACGCTCTGGCCAAGGAAGCTGGTCTGCACACGACCACCGTCGTCCGACTTATCACCGGCAAGGCGGACCCGAGGCTCGTTGAGCGACAGACGCTTGAGCGTGTCGCCGAGGCCTTGGGCATGAACGTCAAGAAGGTCTTGGACTGGCTCGGCGAGAACTGGGACGCAGCCTCGCCGCCCTACGAACCGCCGGTAGGTTCGGAAGTCCTGACCAGCCGGCAACGCAAGGCCATCGACGAACTGATCCGGACATTCATCTCGGATGTCAAATACGGACCCGGAAATGAAGAAAGCAACCCCCGCCTAACGTACTAGGCGGGGGTTGCCCCTTTTTCAGGTTATTCAGGCAACGCCGGCGATGCTCACGCCGAGAATGCTGCCGAGCTTCGTAAACAGCTGTCGAATCCCCTCGACGTCGAATTCGATCAATTGATCGGCTCCTTCGCCATACTGGATAACAAACAATGGCTCACCGTCAATGATCTCAACGTCCGTTGTTACCATCTGACCTGCAGTGGTGAGGACATTCGAGGCACGCTGTGCGTACATGGGGCTTTCAACCTCTTCTGATTAAAGGCTTTGCCGACCTAGTGACCCAGGGCACATGTTTCTGAACCGGGGATAACACAATCCGACACGGGGGTGGGGGTGAATACTTCCGACGACCTATTCGTCGTTAGCAATACGAAGGTTACATGCGTCTACCCGTCTAAGTAAACGCCGTGCCGCCAAATCTGCGACATCGGGACTAAAGTCCCACCCCCACCTACCCAAACGTACAGGTGGGGGTTAACCGACCGGTCAGATGGTCAGGCGTCCAACGCGGGAGTGTGTCCACCGTCACTCTCACCGAACATATCGACCAGGCTCCCGAGCGAGCTGAGCGCCTCGCGCCGGTAGGTCTCGCCGACCTTGGCGTACAGGGCCGTGGTGGACAGGTTGGTGTGGCCCAGGATCTCGGCGATGACCTCGCGGTCGATACCCATCTCACTCATGATGCTCGCCGCGCTGGCGCGCGTGCTGTGGAGCTTCACGTGCTCGAGGCCTGCCCGGTCGAGTGCGGCCAGCCAGTTGTCGTAGTCCTTGCGCGGGTTCAAGGGTCGACCATCCGGCTCGTGCCAGACCAGGTTGTGCGGGTTGGGTTGGCCGGCGGTCATGGCTTGGTGCGCTCGGAGGATCTTCGCGAGCGGTTCGATCATGGGCAGCGCGCGCTTGGACATCTTGGTCTTGGTCGGCACCCAGGCGATCGAGCCGCTGATGATCTCGGTTTCGGACCGATACTTCTCGTCGATGTCGAACTCGCGCTTCGGGCACGCGCGCGCAACCAATTTGCCGCACGGGTATAGGCCATTCTCATCCGCTTCTCCGCAGCCGTGGGTATTTCCCAGGAGTTGCAGCTGCTTGGTGAAGTAGAGCCTTTTGTTTTCGAAGTCGACCCGATCCCATGTCAAACCAATGAGCTCACCCTGACGAGTGCCAGTCAACAATGCAGCGGCCCATCTGGTCGCCCAAGGGTCGTTGCTCTCGAGTGCGATCCGCAGGAAGTTGCGGGCCTGGGCGGCGTCGAGCGCCTTCTGCTCTTTCTCGACGGCCCCCATCGGTTCCACGTAATCCTTGCTCGCTACGTTGCGCGGAACGAGCCCCTCACGGACGGCGTCGCCGAGGGCCTTGCGCATGATCGTGTGGGCGTACTTTGCACACCGCGGACCGTCGCCGACGCGAGTGCTGGAGCCAGCTGCCGCCGCGGCCTTGCGCGCGTCGGCCTGACGCTTCTCGATGTCACGCATCATCTGCCGGATGTCCTCGGGCGTGAGCTTGGCGAGCTTCTTCTTGCCCATGACCGGATTGATGTGGTTGCGGATGTGGCTGTCGTAGGAGCGCTTCGTCGTCGGGCGGATCCGGCCACGGCGGACCTCGTTGAGCCACTTGTCGAGCCACTCGGCCACGGTGCCCTTCGCCGCCTTCGACTGGGTCGGCGATTTGTGGTACTCGCGCACCTTCTTGTTCAGCCGCTGCTGGGCCTGGTACTCGGTCTTGCCGGTCGCCTCGAGGCGCACCCGGTTCCCCTGGGCATCGAAGCCGACGTCCGCGCTCGCGATCCACACATCCTTGTCGGCGCGGTAGCGCATGCCACCGGTGCCCTTCTTGGCACGGGTCTTCTTCGGCTCTTCGGCCACGGTTCCTCCTGGGGGTAGTCCGCCTACGGTCCGCCAGTCCGCCTATTAGTCCGCCTATACATGCCCGTTCATGGGGTCACATGAGATGGCTTAGACACACTCTGACCTGCGCGTTTGACGCATAATGCCTGCGTATGCATCCAGGTTACCATGAACTTTTAATCCATCGCAACCTGGAGACCTGTTCGCGTATCAATGCAGGTCAGTTTGGGTCTAAAATGTCTATTAGACAGGTAGTCCGCCAAAAGTCCGCCTATCGCCTCTCAGATTGGATCTGAGGGCCCGAATTGCTAGTATCTGGACGCCCCTTTAGCTCAGTTGGTAGAGCAGCGGTCTTTTAAACCGCGGGTCCAGGGATCGAGGCCCTGAGGGGGCACAGACGAGAAGACCCCCCTACTGGGTTGGTAGGGGGGTCTTCGCTTGGGATCAGATGGCGGCGTCTCTGGCGATCCGTCTCAGGCCGGCCATGTGCCTCTCCTCCATGCACCGGAGCGTGTAGTCGTGACACTCCGGGCTGGAGACTCTGGAGACGTCGGCCTCGACATAGCCAGCCTCATAGGACGCGAGGATCTCTTCGTCGGTCACTTCGGCAGCTCCGCGAAGATCTCCTTGCACTTCTCGCACACAGGTGATCCGTCCTTCGCGGTCTTGGTCACCTGAAGGATCTCGCCGCACAGGGTGCGGACGAACTTGCCGTCGACAACGCTCTCGAGGATTTCGTTCCTCTTGATGTAATGGACGACTTTCTCACGGTCGTCGGTGCCGGTGTTCTTGACGTCCGGGCGTTCGAGTACATCGGTGCTCATTGTTGAATCTCCTCTTCGTTATTGACAAACGCTCTCGCCAGACCGAGCCCATAGGACTGGATCACGCTGTAGGAATCACCCTCTCGAATGGGGGTGAACGTAATGCTGCTGTCGTTCCGGCCTGTGCAGACCGCGGTCACAATCGGCCCATCCTCGTCTGACCGAATTCGATAGATCTCGCCGACCTCAAACCGCGTGGCCGCGGTGATGGGCTGGAAATCGTCAGCCATGATTCAGCTCCACAATTCCGGCATAATGTCCACGAAATCGTGGCGTGCCTGTCGGATGCGTTCGAGGTAAGCCTTCTCTCGGTCCCGATAGTCAGCAAACACCGATCGGCCAGCCGGCGTGTCCGCTTCGGGGGTGAAGAATCCACCCTCCTTTGCAAAAACGAGATCCGACTCCTCTTTCGTGAAGGTGGGCTCCTCCTCCGTGAGCCGCTTCATCAGGTCCTCGTAACGATCACGGTTGTGCTCGTTGCAAGCCACCGAAAGCTCGAGGTGGTATTTCAGGCTAGCCACCGCGAGATCATTGAACGACGAATCGAACTCGTCCAGGATCCAATCGACCGAAAGATACGGCACCCCGCAGTACTCGGCGTAGGACTGTCGACTGCGGAAACCATCGACACACAATCGACCGATTGGTAGGAACAGGGTGTCGTAGATGCCCTGGCGCTCGGACTGCCACCAGTGCCTCGCCTCACCCTCCCAGTGGTCAGACTTCAGCTCGTGCCGCCGCTGTCGACGGAGCTCGAAGTGGTAGCTCCCGACTTCGATGTAGATACCGTCCGCCGGGCTCTTGCCGACACTGTCGGGACGGGTGAGCCCGCAGCCGAGGGTGATCTCGAGCTTCACTTCCGCACCTCCTCGATCACGATCGCGATCTGGTCGTCCTCCGGGAACAGGCGGCACCAGTCGTCGGTGGTGGTCTTGATCCCCAGCTCGTCCGCCTTGGCGTATGCCCAGTTCATGGCGTCCATGAATGTCCCGATGTCTCCACCTGTGCTGTAGTCACATGGACAGATGAATCGGTGCCGGGTGATGGTCTGAGTCTCTCGTGTTGCTCTGGTCATTAGACATACTCCCGGATCAAACGGAGGGCGGCGTTGTAGCCGGCGACAAACGTGTCGTCCTCGCCCTCGTAGGCCTCGGTGATGTCCTCGGCGACGGCCTCCTGGATCGGCTTGAGTGCCTCGCGCGCGACGAGCACCAACAGGCTGTCGGTGTTGGCCTCGTCGATCGTGGTCGCGATAGCGCGGCTGACTGCATCCTGGACTGGGTCGGTCATGATCAAATACCTTTCACATTCATGAGCTGGGTGAGAACTGCTTCGACGTCCACCAGGTCCGCGGCGTCAGCCATGACCTGGTCTATCGGCTTGTAGGCGTCGGGGATCTCATCGATCCACTCGGCACCATGTCGGTACTCGATGCCCTGCATCCGGTCGGCGAGGTCATCGAGGGTGAACAACTGCTTGGCCTTCGTGCGCGAGAACCGCCGGCCAGCACCGTGGGGTGCCGACTTCAGACCGGACTCATTGCCCTTGCCACAGACCACGTAGGACTTGGTGCCCATGGAACCGGGGATGAGTCCATAGCGGCCCGCCGAGGCGTCGATCGCACCCTTGCGGGTGAGCCACACGCTCTGGCCGTTGATCTCGACACGTTCGGTGTAGTTGTGGTGGCAGTTGATGCGGCGCTCTTCGATCTCGACGCCGTCGTACTCGAGGGCGGCGTCGCGGTCAGTGGCGAGCCAGTCGGTGAACACGCTGAGGAACCGGTCCATCATCTCGGCGCGGTTCTCGAGCGCGAACGCCTGGGCCCACCGGAGCTCGCGGATGTAGGCACCGAACTCGTCGGTCCCGGAAGCCAGGTAGGCCAGGTCGGGGTTGGCGAGCTCGATGTGCCAGCGCTTGCACAGCTTCTGTGCGATCTTGATGTGCTTCTGCGCGATCTTGTTTCCGACGCCGCGGCTACCGGAGTGCAGGAACAGCCACAGCGATCCGGTGCCGTCACCCTCGATCTGCTCACACAGTTCGATGAAGTGGTTGCCACCGCCGAGTGAGCCTAGCTGTTCACGCCACTTCGGCGAGTGCTTGAGGTCGACGCCCTTCTGCTCGGCCATCTCCTCGAGCCGCGCGATGCGCTCCTCGGTGTGGCTGGCCCACCGGGCATTCTTGTTGTAGTTGCCCGGAGACAGCGGGATAGCCTCCTCGACACGCGCACGAAGGTCGGCCAGGTTCAGGTCGTGGATGTCCCTCTTCTGCACCACCGTCTGCACGCCGATCATGCCGCAGCCGATGTCGACGCCGACCGCCGCGGGGATCACCGCATCGACGGTCGGGATCACGGTGCCGACCGCGGAACCCCTGCCGCTGTGAGCATCCGGCATCAGCGCGACGTGCGGGTGGATGAACGGCAGCGTCGAGATCTCGCCGGCCTGTTCGATGGTGTTGTCGTCGATATGCGACGCGTAGTTGAGAACCTTGTCGGCGATCATGTTGGGCATTACTGACCTTCTTTCTCTAGTAGCACTCAGTGAGTTGGTAGGCGAAGTCGGACTCGGAGTCGTCGAACGGGAACTTGCAGACGTCGTCGATCATGAAGTCATCGACATCGCACTCCTCGAGCAGCGCGAGGAGGCGGTCATTCTTGGCGTCCTGGGCTTTGATGCGCAGTGCTCGGAGCTCGAACTCGGCTCGGTCCATAGCATCCTGCACATAGTCGCGCGCCCTGACCAGCCGGTTGAACGCTTCCTGCTCGAGTGGACCCAGGAGCAGGGCCTCGTCGTCCCACCAGCAAACGAACGGGTAGCGGGAAGGTAGCAGGTAGGCGTGACGTCCGGTGTGACCATGGATGAGTTCGCACTGCTTGATGTCGTCCCGCTTGACCTTGTACCGCGACTGGCAGCGACCGTGGATCGCGGTGTCGCTCAACCGATCACTGACATAGGTGCCGGGGATGACTTCTTCTTGGATGACGGTCACAGCCCCCCCTCGGGATTCTCGAGCGATTCGATGATGTTGGCGATGGTTTCGAGTGAGACGGGTTTCATGTCCCAGGCGTCCAGGCCGACGTTGATGGTGGGCCGAACAATCCCGAGGGGGTCATCCTTGTCGGGCTCCATCTCCGTCCACCAGGTGCGGAGGTCGCGATCCCGCGCCTCTTCGACCGTGATGTACCGGTCCCTGCCCCACGGCACGCCGTCTCGCACCCCGTACTCAACGAGGTCGAGTGGAGCGTCTTGGTGTGTGTGGCCATGGAGCAGCCATCGGCCCTCATCACGGAGTCGCCACTGGGTGTGCCGGTCCTTGTCGGTGTGGTCCCCATCGAAGGGGTAATGCGAAAGGCACACCTTCTGACCAGCGATTTTGCGTGAGGCGAAGGGCATGATGGTGTCGAATACCTCGAGGTATTCGGGCCACCACTTCTTGGCGGTGCGGAACTGCGGGTGACATCCATCGTGGTTGCCGGGGACCAGGTGGAGCTCAACCCCCGTCTCGTTCCTGATGTCCTTCAGGAAGGCCAGGGCGTTGCGTTGTGCCGCAGACCCGCCGGCAGAGATGTCGCCGAGGATCCATAGCTGATCCCGCTTGGTGAGGGTGTTGCGCAGGTTGGACCTGATGAGAGCATCATGTATGGAGGTTGACGAAACACGACCGAGGGTCTTGGTGAGCTTCGGGACTCGAGTCTCTGCCACCTTCTCGTGGCCGATGTGTAAGTCGGCGGTGAAGTAGACGGTCACTCGATCTCCCCGTCCGCTGGTCGGAAGCCGACGAACCCGTCGTCCCACAGGATGTGCCCGATGGTGTTGTTGTTTCCGCTCTTGACTGCGATCGGCTCCATGTCGATGTACAGCTGGCTGTTACCGAGGCTCGACCCGGTGGCGTCGTCGATCTTCGGAATCACCTCCGCGAGTGCTGCCAACTCGCTCTTGTCGAAAATGTATGCCATGTCCAACTCCTTTCTACTGTCTAACCCAATATTAGAGAGGGTACCAACAACCACCGTCAAAGACAATGGTGTTGGCACCCTCTCGAGTGTCGATGTTCAGCTGAAGTGCTTGGCCAGGTAGGCCTTGCGACGCTGGCGGGTCTCCTTGTCCAGCTTGGGCTGGTAGTAGGCGGTGGGATTGTCACGGAGTCCGCATTCGGGGTCCGCGCAGCAGTCGTAGCCCTCGACGTCGGTGTGCCGATATTGCCACCAGCTCGGGTTGAGCACCGCCCATTCCTCGATCGCGTCGCACGATACCCACAGATCCTTGTGTGTGATCTCGTCGTATGAGAAGTGGTCAGCGATCTCGTCGCCGAAGTCTTTGCGCTCCGGGTCGTAGTAGAAGAGGCGGTCGCTCACCCACATGAAGGTGGCGTTGATCTCCTCGCACATAACCGGGACGTTGTCGTGGACATTGATCAGCTTGCGGTAGAACAGTTGCTCTGGTCGGTTGTTCAGTGGGTTCTCCGGGTCGGTTGCCCACCCCTTGATCGCCCGCACCGCCTCGCGGAGGATGGTGTACCTCGTCTGGGGTGCGAGCGGGCCGATTCGCTCGGTCAGCAGGTCGCGCAGCCAGCGGAACTCGCGGACCTTGGCGGTGTCGATGTCGTCGCGACGTCGGCTACCCACCGACCCCATGATCGAGGGGACATCCTCGTAGGTGAGGTCGTTGACTTCCTGTTCGACCTTGCTGCGGACGAAGGACTCGAGCCCGTAGCAGAGCTGCGTGTAGTAGGTGTCAATGGACAGATTGCTCATGATTCTCCTTATGTCACAATGGATCTGAAACGGGTGATGACTTCGACTTCGCCAGGCTTCCACACCTTGGCGGTGCGCCCCTCGATGGTGGACAGGAAGAACTGGCCAGCCACGTCGTAGGCGAGGGTGGTGTAGGGGCCTTCGCCGTCGCCGAGGTCGCCGTCGCGAACGAAGATCTCGCAGATGGCGTACTCAACCTCGGCCGGCACCTCGACCGGCGTGTACCGCATCTTCGCGGTCTTGAGATCCTCGATCATGGGTCCCTCAATTCGATCGCGTATGACATCTTCATGTCGTTCTCTTCGATGTACTTCTGTGCTGCGGCGTCGTTGTCGAACGGGCCGAAGTATCTGTAGGGCTGGCCCGGAAACTTCTGCAGGACAGCGACTTTCGATGTCGGCAGGGTCACGAGTTAGCCTTCTCGATGACGTCGGCCAGCGACTCACGGGCGACGCGCAGATGCTCCTCGCAGACCCCCTTGAGCTCGAGCGCGCGCTGCCAGGCTGGCAGGAGTTCGGTGATGGTCATCGAACCGCTGGCGATCTTGCGGGTGAGCTGCTCGAGCTCGGCCTGGGCTTCTTCGTAGGTCATGACTCTCCTCTGTTATGCGACGACGGCATCGAACGTGCCGTCCTTCGTGGTGACGGTGAACCGGGTGCCGGATGCCGGCGTCGGTCCGGTTACGCCCTGAACCACGGCGTAACCGCGGTCGAGAACCTTCTGGTGGTCCAGGGCCTTGAGGGTCTCCCCTAGCGTGTCGACTCGCCGCTCACGGCTACCGATGAAGGCCTCGGACTGCACGAACAGGGACTGGACGGCGTTCTGCAGGTGGATCTGCTCGCGGTTGACGGACCCGGCGATCGACCCTGCGACCTGGTTGAGCATGGAGTCGACACGCAGTTGGTTGTTCTGCACCTGTCCACGGATCGATCCTCCAATCTGTTCGAACACCTGTTCGATCTGCCGGAGCTCATTAGACAGGTTGGGTACGACACGTTTCGCTGCGTCCGTCGGCGTCGCGGCTCGCAGGTCCACGACACGGTCCAGCATCGGTTTGTCGTTCTCGTGCCCGATCGCGCTGACTGTGGGCGTGTTGGCGGCGAACACGGCGCGCGCGAGAGCCTCGTCCGACCAGGGCAGAAGGTCCTGGTTAGACCCACCACCACGGGCGAAGATGATGACGTCAACCGTGGGGTCTGCGTCAAGGGACTTCAGTGCAGCGACAGCTCTGCCTGCGCACCGAACGCCCTGGACGGGGATGTGAAGGGTCTTGAACTCGACGTTCGGCCAGCGGTCCCGCGCAACATTCAGGACATCCTTCTCGGCGTCGCTGTTTTCGGCGGTGATCAGGCCAATCAGCTTCGGGACCGCGGGGAGCCGCTGCTTATGTCGCGGATGGAACAGGCCCTCGGATTCGAGCCGCTTCTCGGTCTCGACCATCTCGGCCTGTAGTGCGCCCTCGCCGACGGGAAGAATGCGGCTGATTCGCAGCGATAGCGTCCCTCGCGACGTCCAGTACTGCGGGTGACCCAATACCTTCACATGATCACCAGAAGCGATGTCAGCCGGCACAACGCCAGGAGAAGCGGTAACGGAAATGGATTGATTCTTTTCCGTATCGCGCATCTCAATGAAGGTGACAGAACCACTCGGACGGTGAACTCGGGTGAGCTGTCCTTCCACCCAGATGTCCCCCAAGCGACCGATATATCCACCGACTTCACGGTTGTAAACCGCTACCGGCCACGGCTTGTCTTCGGTGGGCTTACCCGCCATGGGGCATCCCAGATGGCTTGGTATTCAACGGATTCAATCTCCTGTCTAGTTTCTAGCACTACGGCTAGATAGCACCGTACCAGACGGTTCGGACAGCGAGTGGGCTAGCCCACATGCATCTAGGTGTTGACGTAGTCACAGCTACTGTCTATAGTCGAGAGCATCAGTTAGAAAGAAGCAGGTCGGAAGGGGTGGGAAATGAAGGCCAGAGAGCCACCAGCATGATATGAGAAACGAACGAAACAAAGGTCGAAAGGAGGACAGATGCAAGCGAGAGACCCACCATCCCGGTGACGAGAAACACAACTGAACAACGAACCCGAAAGCGGGGGGGACGACAGATTGGAGCCCTCGATTTGACGCCCGCGCCACCAGAAAAGACCTGAACCCCACACTCAACGAAGAGTGTGGGGTTCAGTCGTTATGTTGCCTAACAATATGTGATGCTGATAACATGCGCTGCATGGATAGACAGGTCAGAACGCCCGCGAAGGCCGTCATTGTGTTCGCGTCACTGGCTCTGGTGGCAGCACTCGGGGGTGGCCTGTATTGGCTCGCCGACTATGTGCTAGACACGACCGAGACGTCAGAAACACAGACGCCGACCTACATCGCCGACTGTGGAACCACATGCGAGGCGATTCAGAACAAGCTCGACGAGGGAGTTTGCGAAGCCGGCATCCAAGACTGCTACATGACAGCACGATGGATGATCGAGAAATTCCAGCGACTCGACAAACGGCTGGAGTCACTTCCCACCAACCCCATAGCGGATCCATCAGGACTGCGAGCCTGGGGAGCCTGGGTTGAATTCTGGGACAAGTGCGGTACCAAAGAGTGGAACACTGGGCCCTACAGAATCGAACACGTCGTCGGACAAGGTAACTGCAACTGGGTTGCCACCACGGCGATCGAGAACACGAACGACTACTTGAGAGTGCTAGTCAAGACCTAGCGAAGGAGAAATAGAATGGCACGCGTAACACACGTATCCGTACTCGACGACCTCGACGGGCGACCCATCGACGACGGGGACGCCAACGCGGTCCCCTTCAGCTTTCGCGGCGTCGACTACGTCATCGACCTGCGCACATCCAACGTCATGAAGTTCGAGAAAGCACTCGAGAAGTGGATTGAACACGCAAACCGAGTTGGCGGGCGCAAACAGTCCACCCGCATCACCGCCTCCTCACTGGGCCGGCGCGAACAACTCAAGCAGATCCGCGAATGGGCCCGCGCCGAAGGGTATGACGTCTCCGACCGTGGCAAGATCCCCGAAGGCATCGTTGAAGCATTCGAGGAAGCCAACGGGAGCTAGACGGGCGTTGGACTTGACCCCCGTACCTACCTACCTACGGCGCTGGAATCAGATCAACCACCGCGTTATTGACCGGACCAGAGATTGAGCCGATAGCGTTTCGAGTGGCCCACAGGATCAACTCGTCACCGGCGCTCAGCTCAACGTTCGAGATCCAAACAGAAGTGGCGGTACTATGGCTGCTGTTGACTAGGTAACCGATTGCGACACCGTTCTTTTCGATAGTCACACGGGTGCCACCGAAGACGTTGCCCGAGCCGCCAACAGACAACTGGATGTGCGCCCGACCCGATCCCGAGACACGGATAACCCCATCAGTGACACTGGCGGGATACGTGGCATCAGACACCAGCGGGGACACCTTGACCTTGTTGCCAGCCGGATCGGCAATACTGCCAGTCTGGCTCGCACGCTGACGTGAAAGCGTAGGCGTGCCCAACTGGCCCGCCACGAAATCATCAAGACGGGGAGTGTCGCCGGTAGTGCAAATGCCGACCTGGCGACCCGAACCCCTCCCGGCGATACTCACGTACCCGAGAACATTGCCACCATATGAAAACGTCAGTTGGTCGCCAACAACCTCAGCGCGCATCACGCCCCCGGACGTGAAGCTCCCGTTGCCGGTAGCCAGCACTTCCGATGGACCACCATTGGTCCCAGTCGCCTGCCGATAAATCCGCCAACGGGTTTGAGACAGGACGCAGAAGATTGCCTCAGGGCCAGCGGAATTGTTGTAATGGTTACTGGACTCATTTGCGCGAATAATCAGGCCGCAAGGCTCGGTGCTAGACGTTAGAACGGGGAGCGTCTGCGCCAACGCCTGAACGAAGTAGTTCCCCTCAGGCATAGGCGATTTCATTACCGCCCCGTTGCCGGTGTTCGCGGCAGATACGCCGCCAGACCCCCGCAGGCGGCGCGACTCGATGCGCGGATACTCAATACCAGCGTAGCTATTGAAATGCCACCAAGCATTGCTCAGCCCAGTAGTCTGATTGGTGTCCGCACGGTCAAAGCCATCCGCCAACACAACCTTGTGCGGGACAGCCGAAGTCACCTTCACGAAACTCGGAGCATTCACGCCCACACCATGCGACGTAGAAGTCTCAACCGTCACCTGCTGGCCCTCAGTCGCAATGCCAGTCCACGAAGCCGTCTTAACCTGATAGCTGGACAAGTTGTAGGCATCAATTGTGATGATTGTGACCCCATCCAACTTCACCAACACAGAGCCGTAGTAGCCAGAACCAGAACGGACGCTGAACGAAACCTCCACCGTCGTAACACCACTACCTGTCAGCAAGCCGCTCAGAATCATGCCCGGTTCGGTGGGATCACTCTCCCAGCCGATCACTGGAACCTGGGAAGCGAATGCGTGCGACTCGCCAACCTTGTTCATCCGATACGTGATCGAAGCAGGCCAACGCTTAATGAACTCGTCAGCCACCCACTCGTAGATTGCCTGCGGTGCAACGAAAGCCGACCCGTCCCAGATACGAACCTGGGACGGATCGACATAGTCGCCGTTGTGTAGGACCTTGATAGCCATCAGGGCACCACGTAGAGCTTGCCGGCCACGCCGGTCTCGGGCAATGGGCCGAAGATGATGTCACTCTCCTGCTTGGCGGTGTCGGCCTTGTCGAGTGAGGCCTGGACCGCACTGGACAGCTTGGACTTTTCGATGGTGGGGAGGTCTGCCGCGGTGTGCGTGTGACTCGCGTTGGCCTTGCCGTCGAGTGCTGTTTGGGTGGCCGTCGAGATCGGCTTATTCAGGTCGCTGGTGTTGTCGACGTTACCCAGACCGACGTCACCCTTGACGAGAGACACCGCGCCCGTCTTGCCGGCGACCGAAGTGACGGCGTCGGTGGTGTCCGACTTCTCCCACTTAGATCCATTATAGATGACATAGTCGCCGGCATTGAAGGCGATATTGCCCGAACCGAAGTTGCGGGTGCCGTCGGTGGCAATCTTGTAGACGTCGCCCGTATTGCCGGTTCCGTCAACCAGATTCGGAGTGTTCGTTGCAGGGTTGTAGGTGCCCTGGTATTCCATGATCGACGACGGGAGCTGAGTAATGGGAACCTTGCCACCAGCATCAAGAGATGCGTAGCCGTTAGCCTGCCCCTTCTCAGAGGCGACCTGACGAGTAGCAACCTGGTCGTCCACATACTTCTTAGGGGTGGCGTGACTATCCGCAGTAGGAACAAGGGGCACTGCAATCTGCGAGTTCCCTCCACGACGCACAATCGCATCCCCAGTCGGATCAACCGAGTACGCAATGGTGTTCTCGTTACCGTTACCGTCACGCACATACACGCGGGTCGTGCCCGTGGCCTTAGGGACGCGAGTCTGAACTTGGGTGTCCACATAGCTCTTACGTGCCAAATCATTAGCCGCAACCGGATCGGAACTGTAAGACAGCGGCCCATAGAGAGTGCCGCCGCCCCTAGGAATAAACGGGCCAGACGCGAGCTTGCCATTGTAAGCCGAGTTTGCAATCTGCGTAATACGCAACGGGCCACTAGTCGTCATCAGATTAGTGAGCGTAAACCTAACCTTCGACGTACCCTCGCTACTCGCAGAGCAATTGGCCTGAAAGAGTCCGTTAACTCGACTCGTGGCATCCAGCGCCGTAACCCATGTCGAATCAGTAGATCGAAACCACTCGATCTTGCAATCCTTCGCGCTGATCCACGACGGGGACACCAAGCTAACAATGTTAGTGTATGGGTAAGACGTATCCAGCGTCACTTCAATGACAAACACGTCGCTAGTAGAAGTGACAGGTAAGGTACATACCCCTACGTCGGGGGTAAAAAGGTTCTGCGGATTGCTCGGCGTGACCGGAACGCCATTGCGGGTAAACGTAACCGACCCGCCACGATTCAGCAAATACGCCCAATCGTTGTAAAGGTGCGGGATATTTACAAACGCCGCATTCTCCGGATGCGTGTAAAGTGCACCCTGATAGCTGCCGCCAACAAGCAGGGTGCCATTCTCGTAAGCGTTCGCTTTCAACGCTAGCGCCGAGTTCATCTGCGCCAACGACACATCACCCGGATCACCCTTAACGCCCTGGATACCCTGATCGCCCTTATCGCCCTTATCGCCCTTAGGCAACGTCACATTCAAAACCTGATTCGGAGCCGAACCAGTAATCGTAACTACAGCATCACTGCCCTTAGCGACAGTGCCCACGCTAAGCGTGTTCGCGGGGCCGGTCGCACCAGTCAGACCAACGCTACCCGTATCGCCCTTATCGCCCTTATCGCCCTTAGCACCCCACTCGACCCAAGCGTTCCAACCATTATCGGAACCCTGCGGAGTACGGCGATAAGACTTGGCGGTCGTCCGCTCAACAATCGTCTGAAACGAACGGTTAACACCAAAACGAACAGTCTCCACCGTGGCAAACTGCACCGGCCACGAGGCGTCATTCCCAACCTCCATAATGGAGATACCCTCGGGGTATGTCGTCGGCTGCGCGTCGGCGGAACGGGAGGCAATGGACACCGACACAGGTGGACCCTGTGGCCCAGCTGGCCCCTCTGGTCCGCGGACGCCTTCAACCGGAATGAACTGTGCCGAGCCGTGTTTCGCGAAGTCGAGCGCCTCGGACGGGTTGGTCAGTACCTTGACGTGCTTGCCGTCAGAACCGATGAGCTTCATCAGAACATCACCTTCTTGACGATGCCGGTCTGGAGTTCGATGGTCGGGGCTGTGACGGATTCCTTGAGCATCAGCCAGTATCGGGTTCCGGCCTCGATTTCAGCGACGGCGGTGCCCACCTTGTGGATGCTGGCCACGTCTTCGTCGATGTCGAAGTCCCAGCGGGTCGGGTCGTCAAGGCCGAACACGTAGAACAGTTCGGCGTCCGGGTCGAAGGTGCCGGTCGACAGCGTGTAGGTGTAGACATAGTCGCCGATCGTGGGCAGGTTGATGTCGACACGCGGCGTGGGACGGTTGCCGCCCCAGTCGATGTCCGGGTCCTCGGCGACATCATTCAGGCGCAGCTCGGTGCCAGATTCCGGTGGCATGAACGTGATGTCGCGGGTCTTGATGACCGTGTTGTTGTGGCGCAGATTCAGCTGTGCAGTCCACTGGATCGGACGGCCACCGATGGTCGCAGCCAGCCACACGCCCTCGCGGCCCTGAGAGTCCTCGAGAACACCATTGGCGACGATACCGGGAATCTCTGCCAGCGTGACCGAACGAGTCGGGTCACCCGTCGGGTAGGCCGGGGCGCTCTTGTCGATCGTGGGGATGAACCGCACATTGCCGGTGACGCCGACCTCATCCGGGTTGCCGTCGAGGTCGACCATGCCATCCTCAATGAGGTGGGTCCACTCAGCGGTGACGTGCTGATAGGTGATGTCTGCCATGGTGTTTCCTTATTCGACTTCTTGGTCGATGTCGTAGATGAGGAGGTCATCCCACGTGCCACCGTTCAGGAACAGTGCGTGCTGGATGCCGAGACCGCCTGTGCGCTTACCCTTTCCACGCTGTGCGAGGTTGGTTGGGTCAGCCCAGTCCAGGATGAAGTTGCCTCCCTTGGTGATGGTGTACGTGACCGTGTCGGGGTCGAATTCGATTCGCCAGCGACCCGGCCCGTAGGTGTTCGGGTTGTCAGAAGCCCTCTTCACTTCAGTCAATCCGGCTGGATTAGAGGCGGAAACATACGTGAGCATGGCGCTGTTGTTGCCGGTGCCCGTGCCGTTGATGACCAGGGACACGCCGCTGGTGCCGTTGGTGGTGCAGTGCATGCGGAGCTGGTTCGTCGGAACACCCGTGCCGCTGATGGTTGCTTCGACCGCCATCTTGTCGGTCGCCATCTGACCCTTGTAGATGATGTACTGAACGCCGTCGCCGCCACCGTTGTAGGCGAACTGGCCGTTCTTGAGCTTCGCGCCACCGCCAAGGGTGTAGGCGGCGCTGTTGTTGGTGTTGAAGTCGTCGAACCAGTACTGGGGTGGCGGGGTGACGACCTGGCCGAGGTCGGGTGCGATCTGGCAGAACGGGGTGCGCCCGATACGCCAGGGCTGGCTGCTGTTGAGGGTGACCGTCAAGCCGCGCGCCGGCGCGCTGGTGAGGCCGACATTCACGGTGGTGCCGTAGGGGACGCTGTGGTACTTCGGAATCGCCCAGTTGCCGATGGCGTCACCGGAGCCAAAGGAGCACGCCACCATCATGTTTCCGGTGCCACTGGCTGTCCACATGACGCCCATGAGTTCACCCACGGACGGCGTGTACTCCTCAGGGAAAGTGGCATCAACCCAGCCGTAGTCCAGGCCCACTTGGGATACGAAGTTGTTGGATACGAGGACACACATCCAGCGGTCGTTCTCGTAGTCATAGGTCCACAGACTCAGCCGTGCGTCGGTGAGGGAACCGAGGCCGCGAGCCAGGAAGGTGCCCACGTTACGGCCCACGTCGGAGCGCGCGCGGAAGGTGGCAAACGGGCCGACATATGCCGTGTCGGCGTTTGCGGTGATGGCTGAGACGTTGCCGAGGGCAAGGTCCACCGAGTAGCTACCCGCGGAGTGTGTGTGTGCCGCGGTGCCGCCGCTCGACCCGCTGACGGCGATGTTCCAGTTGTCGCGGACGCTGACGGTATTGACGTCGCAGGTGACGTCGCCACCGGGAATCAGGCCCTGCCACAACGGAACCGCGGTCGAGTAGCGGAGTTCGTTCTCGCGCTGCAAGGCTTCTGAGCGTGCCTTGAGGGCCGCGACGGCGTCCTTGACCTGCTGTTCGGTGAGGTTCTCCTCGATGGGCTGGGTGGTTGCACCCTGCCACACCATGTTGGTGAGCTCCTGGTGCTTGTTGCTCGTGTTGCTCTGCCAACCGACCAGCCCCAGGAACCAGTCCTTGAAGTTGGACACCATGTTGTTGATCGGGGTGACAATGACACCGCGGACGATCTCACCAATCTGGTTGAGCATCGTCTGCAGGCCGGCAATCAGATCACCGATCGGGTTCCAGTTGGCCAGGTTTCCGATCCACGCCCACCGCGGCGGTGCATTCTCAATCAGCTCGCTGACCAGGGCCGACAAGGGCCCGAAGTTGCCACCGAGAGCCCTCAGGACAGCCTCGACCCACTCCTGCAGGTCGCCGATGAACTCGAGCAGATCAATGATGTCATCACTGAAGTTGAGCCACTCGAAGATCTGACTGACGAGGTGCTTATTGTCCTCGTTCAACTAATATCTCCTTGGAGGCTAGAAAGGTCAGGCGGGATGGCGAAGGACGGACAGTTGGGCATGGGAAGCCTTGACCTCCCACGCGCCGATGCCGCCGACTCGGGAGACGACGACGTAGATCTTGCCCGCATTGCCGGTGTGGTTGGCGGGGATGATGCCGACGTAGCCACTGGGGGCGGTCGACGTGTTCGGGCTCGCGTTGGTGCTGAAGTGTGGTGTCAGAGTGATGAACTGGTCGCCGATGCCCGGAAGTGCGATGCCCTTGGCGACCGTGACGCCGTCGCTTGATGCACCGGTTCCGCCGACTCGGGCTTCGATGGCCATCTGCGACGTGTTGAACTGGTTCATCAGGAAGTGGCCGGTGACGTAGACCGCGGTGTCGAACGGCAGCGGGTCCAGCGGCAGTTCGGCGAGAAGCTGGTGGCTCGAGGTGAGCTGGGCTCCAGTGTTGGAGAATGCGCCACTCGGGAGCGAGTAGTGCCGAACCTGCGGACCGGCACCGGGGTACCAGAGGCCCGTAGTTTCATTATACGTCAGAACCGCGCCATCTTCAGGCTGGGTGGTGTTGTCGTAGTCCGCGGCGGTTTCGATGGCTGCAGACGGACCGACGTCGCCCTTGGGGCCGGGAATCGCGGGGATGCCGAGGTGCAGGCTCTGGTTGCCGGGTGATCCGGTGATGCTCGCGACCGGGTCGTCATCCTTGTCGAGGTGCTCGATGGAGACTGAGGTGATCGCACCGGGAGGGCCGACGGGCCCCTGGGCACCGAATGCGTCCTGGAAGACCACCCAGTAGCTACCCGACCAGTAGTGCATGTCGTTGGTGTCGGTGTTGCGGTAGGCCTTGCCGGCGTCGTCCGGGCCCAGCTGCAGTGCCGAGATGTGCGATGCGCTGCGGTCACCCATGTGCAGGAACGGGGTGGCCGGCTCGCCCTTCTGGCCCGGATCGCCCTTCTGGCCGCGGGGAAGCTCCATGATCCCCTCCCCCGGCGTTACCGAGATGGAGATATGACGCAGCGGCAGGTCTTCGTTGTCGTCGACTGCGTAGACACGAATGGCAGGGTGCAGAACGTCTACCGGGTCACCGAAAAGGTCATTGTAGGAGGGCATTAGCTATCCTTGTGGAGGCGATGGATGATGCGGTCACGTCGCTGCATGTGCAGCAGTGCGGCGAGCATCACTGCGTATGCAATGGCACCGCCGGCGTAGATGAAGAGTCGGACATAGTCGCGACCTGGGTAGTAGTCCGCGCCAGGGCCGGTGGATGACACTACGGACATGGAAACCTGAGCGAGGACCGCGGACAGGAACAGTCCCTTGGCCATGAAGATCCAGCCAATCCTGTTCTTCCAGAACGGGGATCGGGTGGCGTAGAACACGGTGAAGGTCACGACCATGATGGTCATCACCACCAGGGAGATGTCGCCCCAGGCGCGCACCGAGTCGGTCGGCATGAACTGAGACAGGGCCAGGACGAGGATCCACGTGTACGCGGAAACCAGCCAGGAGGTGGGGTCTAGGCGTCTCATGCTGTCCCCCATGCGGCTTGGAGCATCTCGGTGAAGCCGTTCTTCTCTAGGTGTGCGCGGCGGATCCGCTCATTGGTTTTGCGGGTCTCCACGTGGACCGCCTCGGCTCGTGCGAGCTCGAGTTCGGCCCGCTTCTCAGCCTCTTCGTACTTGTCGGCCTGCTGCTTGGCTGCAGCCAGTTCGCGATGATCGCGACGGAATGGGGACCTCATGAATCACCCATTCGCCGTTCGTACACATCCCGAATTGACTGCAGCACATGGTCGGTGACCTGTGCTCGAGCAGCAGCCTCGGCGATCGTCTGCGCCTGAATGGCGTTGGTTTCGGTGAGCTTCTCGATCAGGGCATCGGCCTTGGTGAGGGCTCGGTCCTTCTCGGAGACAATCTCCTTGTGGCTCGGGCCCAGCACCAGCCATCCGCGGATGAAGCTGAGTGCATGGAACCCGAGAACAACGATCATGAAGGCAACGACGCCTACGTCGTTCCACGTCTCGGGTGCCCACGCGCTCACCTGACTACAGGTGCCTTCTCAGCCTCAGCCTCGAGCTGACCGTGGCTGAACAGCGTGGTGACCGGGGTGTTCGAAACGGCCACACCGCCAGCGCCAGCGCCGATGAGGGTTGAGATCAGTGGCATCCAGGCATCGAGCTCAGCGCCGGTCCAGATGCCGTAGCCGACGAGTAGTGCCTGGCCGGCACCGAGCAGCGCATAGAACGCTGTTCGGAAGCCGCTCACACCGCGGGTCATGGCGAAGGCGATCACCGGCCCAAGGATCGCGGTGACCAGACCAGTCCACAGGGATGCCTCGTTCTCGGTGAGGGTGCCATTGGTGACCAGGAACGAGCTCAGTACCGGCAGGATGACATAGAGGAATGCCCGGACGTCGGACCAGGAGCGAATGTTGAACAGATTCATGTGATGTCAGTCCTTGGTGATGTCGGAGATGTCGACGCCGAGCTTCTCGGCGACGCGCTGTGCGATGAGGTTTGCCTCGCGCGCGTTGGCGTGGGCGGCGATGATGAAGCCAACCGGGGAACCGAACTTGCCCTGGTCGAGCCGCGGGTCGTGGACTTCGGCGACGTAGCCGTCGAAGACGAGCTCGTTCCAGACGTCCATGAGCATCGCGCGGATGTAGGCGAGCTTCTTGCCCGCCTTGCGCAGGCGTTCGTTGCCAGCCACGTTGTAGAAGTCGGGGTGGCGAAGTTCGCGCGGGCCGACGGTTCGGTCGTCCGCGTTCTTCGCGCCATTGCTGTTGTGGGCCTCGCCCATCTGAATTGCTGCTCCGACGATCTTGGTGGCGTCGTCCTTCGAAATCTCAGCCATGAGGCCGTCCTCCTTGTGTGGTTGCTCAGCAACCAGGCGTCCGTTTCGGATCCGCCGGTTGCAGAAGTCGATGAGTTTCTGGGAAGCGCCGGTGCCACTGGCGGTTCCACTGTTGAGCTGGTAGTGCATCTCGTCGGCTCGCGACCAGTCCGCACCCCAGAAGATGTTGCCCTCGAAGAGCTTGAGGCCCTCGCGAATCTTGGCCTTGCGTGCCGCCGGCATGACGCGCGCACCCCAGGGGTACTGGGTGGCATTGATGTCGATCGCGGTACCCGACAGGTGGTTTGAACTGGCCACGTCATTGGTGGCCGACCAACCCCAGTCGTCGAGGGGCTTGTACAGGTCGACACGCTCGACGTTCTCGTGGTACCAGCGCATCCATGCACCGAGAACCTCTGCGGCGTATCCGGCTCGGACACGAACCCGCATGCCGGCTACATCGACAACGACGGTCTCGTCCGAGTTGCACATGCGCCAGCCGTTTTCCGACCAGTCCAGGCCGTAGATCCTGCGAAAACTCATGCGAGGCTCCCTGTGTGTGGATTACCCACCTGGTGCGCGGCGGCGATGACAAGACGCATCTGGGCGTCGGTGAAGTTGGCGAAGGAGTTCTTCGACGGCGGCGGCGTCGGCTCGGCGAGAGTGCCGTAGCCCTTGGGGGTGATCATGGTGCAGAGGCGGTCTGCACCGATCCAGTAGTGTTCGATGCCACCGAATCTCGCCGAATCTGAGATGTAGATGAGGCGCTCGGCCTCGTTGATCCCCACCCCGGTGATGTAGTGCTGGACAAGATAATTCGGATAGCCAGGTGGGTGGTTATTGGCCGGAGCCCAAACGTTGACCGGCATTCCGCGGCGCGAGTCCCGGATGGTCTCGAGCGCACACTCCCAGAATAGATCCTTCTGGGCCCGCGATGGCGGGTCTGCTGGCATGTAGTTCGCGATGTAGCGCCGGCCAGTGCGGCGGGTCAGTACGTCGTTGATCTGACGAACGTCACCGGTTCCATCGACCGTGGTGCCGCACTCGCGTTCCATCTGGGCTTCGGTGACCGAGATGCCGTAGGTGGACAGAACCACCTTCGCTGTGCTCGGACCGCAGGTGTAGCCCTTTTGCTGTGCGTGATACGTGTGGGGCAGGATGATTGCGCCCATAGTCGCGTCTCCTCTAAGTATACATTAGACGGGTGCGCGTGACCTCCTGATTAGAGGGCGACCCGTGGTTTGGTTGAGTTTCCACTCGTAGAGAAACCAGTCACTCTTTGAGCAATTGCATCCCGCGCAGGCGATGACCAGGTTTCCGATGGAATGTCTTCCACCGCGGGACATGGGGACAACGTGGTCGACATGCTCTTGACCTGCGGCCAACCTGTCGTCACAGTAGAAGCAGCGTCCAAGTTGCCTGTTTCGGAGGCGAAGCAGATCGCGGTCAGCAACTGCTCGCACGTCTAGTTCCCGTTTTCGGGCTTGGCGACGGCGGATCTTCTCGCGGACCTTATCCCGGTTCTTCTGCCTCCACCTGCGCTCCACCTCGAGGAGTTCCTCCCGTCTCGTGGCGTCATAGTGTGACTTGCACAAGCCCTTTGCCAGGAGAGGCTTCGGGCATCCGCTGACCCTGCATCCGATCTGCCGACGGCGCTTCGCAACAGCCTCCCTGCGGGAGGCTTGATAGTGCGAGGAGCACAACCCCTTCGCCTGAACACGCTTGAGGCAATCATTGACGCTGCAGGTTTGGGCCTCTTCGGTCTGTACTCTGGCATGCACGTAGCAGAACCTGACGTTGTTACAGAGCCTGGCGCACCCCTCGACGGAGCATTTTCTCTGACTCCGCCTACGGTATTGATATGCACGCCGACATAGCTGACAGGTCTTCGCAGCGTCGGCGGTGGACTCAAGCGAGTTTCTATCGGCCCCGCACTGCTTACAGGGATTTACGACATACATTCATCTACTCTACCATTCGACACTAGATGGACAATCAGAACACCTCTAGCCCGAGGTCGACGCCGGTATCGGTGGCGAGGTCCTTGATCATTCCGAATGCTGTCGCCAGCTTCCGGTGAGCCTTCACTCCATCGGCCTCTTCTGCAGAGCCGTCGCCGATGGTCATCTCCCAGTGCGAGCGCTCTTCTCGGCTGTCACGGAAGGTTGCCTTGGTCAGGTAGTCGGTCCAGATCGTGCCGTCGAGCTCGAAGCCGACGATCTCGCCGACCCTGACATCGACGCCGTACAGGAACGGTGCCCCGTCACGGACGGTGATGGTCTTGGAGGTGTAGCCGCGGGTATCGAAGACCCCACTCATGCCCTCCATGAGCCCGGACACCGTGTAGGCGCTCGAGCCGTTGGCGTAGACCCGCTCGTGCTTGAGGTATGGGCCGGCGCGCTTGGAGCGTCCTGCATCGGTGAATCGCTGCCATGCCATGAAGACGTCGGACAGCTGACCCTGATAGAGCGCCGACAGGCCGCCGACGCCCAGGTACATGCCCACGAAGTTCAGCAGCTGCTGGATGCCGATGTCGATCGCCGAGTTCACCCAGCCAGGGCTGCGGCCACCGATGATGACGTCGCGACACATCGGCTTGTGGATGTCCACGCGACCGTCGAGGATGCCGCTGTACTCGCCGTCCAGCCAGATCGCCTTGGGTCGAGCCTGTTTGAAGCCCAGCAGGTTGGTGATGGTGCCCAGTGCGTCATCGCGCACCAGGTCGCCCTTGACGCCCGACTGGTCGGGGTTCTTGGTCAGAATCGCGCTGATGCCGTCGTCCAGGAGCTCGGTGATCCACCACAGCATGCCGTCGATAACGGTGCCGGTCGGGCCCGTGACACCCGAGTGGTCTTCGACGTCGAGGACGATGGTCGGGCGGGTGAGCTTGAGCCACTGGCCGAACGGCTGCTCGTGCTCGCCGGGGATGAACAGGGTGGCCGTCAGCGACAGACCGCCATCCTTGAGCACCTGCTCGAATAGTTCGTCGCCCATCTGCATGCGTGCCGAGACCGCACACCACTTCGTCTTGTCGACGAGTGTGTTGACCGGCTTGAACGCCACCGGGAAGAATGCGTTGCCCAGGTTGAACCACTTGGCCGGGTTGAGCAGATCCTGCAGCGACGGGATACGCCACAGCGGGAGCTGGAGCCGGAGCAGGTTTGCCATGTAGAACGTGGCAATGACGGTGTGCGACGGGCCAATTCCCATCATGCGCTTCGGGAACTGCGCGATCAGCGGCGCGAACGGCGACGGCCACATGGCCACAGACGAGCACCAGTCCCAGTCGTGGATCGCGTTGATCTCGATGGTCTCGACGCCGTCCTCGTCAATGACGATGGAAGCCTCGGTCACCTGTCCGGTCCATTGCGCGCCGAGGGTGTCGACGACGATGGGGACCACCGCGTCAGCACCGTCGGGGTTGCTGAACAGGTGATCCCGGATCTCGGAATCGCCAGGCAGGATCATCGACAACCCGCCGGCCTTGTTGCGTTCGATCGAGAACTCGATCTCGATGTAGTCGTTGGCGAATCCGGCCAGTTCGTAGAGCTTGTCGAAGATGCGGACCGTTACGTGTCGGCCATCCTGCATGCGGCTGGCTTCACGGTCGACCACGTCGTCCATGTAGGCCGCGGCCTTGATCGGATTCCAGCCAGATGCATGGCTGCTGGGTGCTTCAACCATATTGTGTCCAGCTGTCTATTAGAAAGGACGGTAATGGCGCGGAAAGACCTGCGCCATCACCTGTGAATTTGCGTTACCGCCAGTGACGGAGACCTTGATGCGGTTCATCGAATGCGGCTCGAGGTGGTTCCGGAATCGCTTGGTACCCCAGCCCTTCCATGCCGTGCGCCCATCAATGCCGGTCGTCGAGTCATAGACGCGCAGCGAGAGCTTCTCGCGGTGCGTCTTGAGCTTGAGCGTCTGGCCGGCCTTCAACTGGGTCAGCGGGATCATGTCGCCGTCCGGGCCGTCCTGGATGGAGTACAGACCCGGACCGGGCATGACGTACTCGGGGTAGGCAGGGTGGTCCGCGGTGTTCTTCAGCAGGATCGAGCCGTTGCCGGTGTTGCCCTCGTTCTTCCAGTAACCGAGCTCCATGGCCGACCGGAACATGGCGTCATCGGCGGCGATCGTCATGTCGTAGTCGCATGCCTTGATCAGTGCCGGGTCCTTGCCCCACTTCGGATCCACGTTGCCGGCCAGGCGAACTCGAGTCCACCGCCACCCACCTTCGCGGGTGTAGAACGCGAGAACGCCGGGGATGCGGGTCGACCATCCGCGCCACCACTTGTCGTTGATCATGTGGAAGCTGCGAACCGACGACCCGGCAATCTGGATCTCGAAGTCGATCTCACGACGAGCGATGACCGTGCCCTCGTAGCTCGCACCGTCCTGGCGCGCGCCCTCGGTCCACAGCAGCTCGGAGTCGATCATGTAGAGGTTGTCCGGCTCGACACCGAGGGTTGCCCCCTCGGCGCCCTGTCCGAAACCGGACAGATGCCAGACGTGGCCGTTGATGTCGAAGTAGATCACCTTGGTACGGCGATCACGAAGGAACAGCTCTTCATTGAAGTTCTTCATGTCACCTCCGCACGACACGGGAATTGGCGCGCGATGCACGCTTCGAACGACGATCCATCTCTCGGAATGCTCCGCTCAGGTCGGTGGTGTTGATGTTGACCGTGCCGGCGATCTGGCCGACACCCGAGTTGTGAGCACCCATGGCACCCGCGGCGACGACAGATTCAGCGACACCAGCCCAGTTCTCACTGGCCCACTGCTTCCACTGATCTGCAGACTCGCGACGCCACTGTTCGCCGGGGTTCTCCTGCATCGTGGCGAGCATGGCCTGGGTGCCCGGAGAGGTGCCAGGCATCTCGGCCATGCCGTCCATCTTGGCGCGCGCCTCAGCCTCGAGGGCCTTGGCCTCTTCGGTCTTGCCTTCTGCTCGAAGCTCGTTGATGCGAGCAGCTTGGTCACTCTTGTAGAGCTCGTACTCGTCCTGACGTGCCTTGGCCGTCTGGATCTGCGAGTTCATCAGCTTGTCGTTGCCGATGCGCTGGAATGCGCCCGGATTCGACAGCGCCTGGCCAAGCTGACCGATCAGCTTGCCCTTCTTGAGCGGATCAGAGAAGGGGCCGTTGTACTCGTCGATCCAGTCCTTCTTGTAGCCGAGCTCGTCGGCGTTGTTCTCGAAGGTGAAGGTGTCTTCCGACTGGATGCGCTTGACCTCGAGGCGCTCGGCGTCCGAACCGTAGAACGGCTTACCGGTCTCCGGGTCGATGTATAGCCCGTTGTCGCCCTTGGTGATCGGCTTCTTTGTGACCGGGTCGACCTCGAAAGGCTTACCCGTCTTCGGGTCGAGCGGGACACCACTGAGGGTGTCCACGTCGTAGGGCAGACTGGTCTCTGGATCAATCTTAGCCGGGGTGTACTCGATCTTCGAGGCATTCTCCGCGTCACCCTCGGCGTCGTCCTCTGCCGGCGGGGTCCACTGGAGCTTCTCCGGGGCGACCTGGGGTGCCACACCCTTGACTGCGGGCTCCTGGACGAACGCACCGGCCTTCTTGGCACCCTTCAGTGCCTCGACCAGGTCGGCGAGCAGCTTCCACTCAGGGTTGGTGAAGACGGCTTCGGGCTTGCCCGAGGCGTTCCAGCCGAAGGTGCCGTGCTCGAAGATGCCACCCTGGTCGTAGCCGTGGCCCTTGCCCCACATGGTGCCGAGGTCGTCGCCGTACTTGCCGCGGTAGTAGCGCAGCGCGGCGTTCATGTTGGCCCACGGGTCGGTTCGATCATCCGGGAGGCTGGGGTCGCGAACGCCAGGCCAAGTGCCCTTGGCGATCTGCAGCAGGCCGACAGCCTCGTTGCCGCCCGAGTTGACGTCGACCACACCCTGGACTGCGCCGGGGTTGCCGCCCGACTCCGACTGGATTTGAGCCAGCATGAGGTCCTGGTTGCGTCGGCTCGGCTCGAAACCGTTGCGGCGCAGTGCAGCGATGACCATTGGACGCCAACGCTCGACACTGCCGCCCGGTGCGATCGGCGGACCACCGTAGAGGCCCGACTCGTTGGCGAGCTTGATGGCCTTGTCGGACATGCTCTTGTACATGGCCTCGAAGGTCTTGCTCGGAAGTTCGCCCATCATGCTGCCGCCGAAGCCGGCCTTGGCGATCTTGCCCTTGATGGCCTGGTACTCCGGATCGAACATGCCGCGGATGACCGAGCCCATGTCCATCGCGGCACGACCGAGCATGCCGACGATCGCAGCGCCCTTCATGCCAGGCATGAGCGGGCCGCTCTGACGGGTGTGGACGTGGTCCTGGTGGCCGGCGTAGTCGTTGGCGAAGTACGCACCGCTGATGTCGGGGCTACGACCGGCCCAGCCGATGCGCTGACCGGTCTCCGGGTTCTGCCAGATGATCTGCTCGAGAGCCGGGGTCCGCGGTGCGATGCCGAGCAGGTACTCGGCCATGCGCTGCATGTTCGGGACCGGGCCCGACCAGTCGATGCCGCGGTTGAGTCCCTGCGGGTTCGGTGCGTAACCGGCCTCGTTACGGTTGCCTTCCTGGTGGCCAGGGTAGGTCGACGCCTGCACACCGAAGGACTGGGCGAGCTTGTAGACCCAACCGGGGAAGCCTGCAGCACCGTAGCTGATGCTCGAGCCCGGAGCGACGCCGTAACCGATGGCCAGGCCACTCGAGCCGTTGGCGTAGTGACCCGGCTCGTTGGTGCCGGCGCGGCCCAGACGGGCGTCACGGTTCATCTGCTCGATGGCTGCGGGGCCACCCTGTGCGCGAACCCACTCGGGGCGCATGATGGCCTCGCCGCCGGACAGGTGGAGTTCACCCGCGGTCGGCGAGACGAAGCGATGCACGTCACGGCCAGGCGTGTAACCCGGCAGCACACCACCCTTCGCGAACTTCGCGACGTAGGGCGTCATCTTCTTGGCACCGATCATGTCGGCGACCGAGTTCCACATGCCCACCAGGCCGTCGTTGAAGACGGTGTTGATGGTGAATCGCACGGGATCGGCTGTCGCAGCACGCATTCCGTTCCACAGCGATGCGATGGCCGGGACTGCGGTACCGAAGGCACCCTGGACCGTCGACAGGCCACCCTGGATGCCAGCGAAGGCCGGATCGATGGTGTCAGTCTTGGCTGCCATGATCTGGCTGGTCAGGTTGACCCACGTCGGTTTGACCAGCGCAGCAGCTGCGGTGAAGTCGACACCCATGTCGGTCAGGTGCTTCTGGACGCCGTTGAACATCGGGTCGAGGACCGTCTGCTTGGCGGTGTTCAGCAGGGTGGCCATGTTCTGCCATGCCGGGGCGACCTGGTTCTGCGCGATCTGCGGGAACTGGGTGCCCAGCTGGCTCATGGCGGTGGTGACCGCACCGATGGCAGGTTCGATCATGCCCGAAGCAGCGCTCGAGATCGTCGAGCCAACCTGCTGGAGCATGCCCATGCCACCGCCGAGCTTGCCGCCCGTGGCGAAACCGCGGAGCTGGCCGGAGTTGATGGCCGACAGCAGCCAATCCCACTGGGAGGACGCCTGCGAGTTGATGATCCACTCGCCACCGTCGACTCGAGCAACAGGCTTACCATCCGGGCCGACAGCGAGGAAGCCGTCACGCTTCTCCGAGCCGGGGCCCGAAGTGGGCATGCGGCCACCGAACGCGAACGCCGGCAGGCGACCACCGCGGTAGTTGCCGGGGACCTTCTTCTTCTTCTCCTCGGCAGCGAAGTCGCCGGGGGTCAGGACGCCAGGAGTTCCAGCCGGGATCCGGTTGGCTTCCTCCTCCTTCTTGGCATCCTCGATGCGCTTGAGAACCTGCTCGGTCGTCGGGTCGGAGCCGTCGGGATTCTTGCCGTAGATGCGGCTGACGTAACCGAACGGGCTGGCCAGATCGGTGATCTGCTTCCGAGCTTCCTCGATCTTGGTGGTGAGGGGGTCGATGTTGGCATCGACGACCGGCATCGTCTCTTCACGCCCGAGACGATCGAGCTCATCAAGGGCGAGGCCCTTCTTGTTCTGCAGCATGCCGATGAGCAGGCCTGCAACAGGATCAGCCTGATACTTGTCGAGGATGCCGAGGATGTTGTTGGCCTGGTCAGCATTGAGCTTCAGGCTGTTGGTGTTGAGGTCAACGGTGGCCTGAGCCTTGATCAAGCTGAATGCCTGAATCTTGGCGACCGTGGCACCCATGTTGTTGTTGAAGGACTCGAAGTCCATGGTGATCTCATGGTTGCCGTTGAGCAGCGGCTTAACCTCGGCACCAAACCGCTCGAGCGCCTCGATCGACTCTTCGCCGCCCTCGAGCTTGACCTCGTAGGTCTGCTCCTCACCGGGCTTGAGGTCGGAGAACTTGGCGCGCAGTGCAACCAGATCCCGACCGGCCTTGTCGATACCCTGAACGGCGACAATGGAATCCACACGATCCGGCGTGGCGTACAGCTTCTCAAGGAGGGTGTCCATGTCGCTGCCGACGATCCCGGCAGCTTGGCCGAGCACGCGGATCTTCGTGGTCCACAGGTCCCACGCCTCGGTGGTGTCCTGGCCCTCGAGCTCCATCTTGCCGATGAGGTCACGACCACGCTGGATGGCATCGTCGAGGACGCCGGCGTTGGCCTTGTTCAGGTCCAGGTCGCCATTCTTGAGCAGCTCGGAACCGTAGCCGCCGTCGGGCTTGATCGAGTCCACCTGGCTATCCAGGTCGGCCAGTTCCTTGCCGAATGCCTTGAGGTTGTCACGACCTTCCTGGCCGGGAATGAGGGCCCGGAATGCGCGCTGAAGGGCGTCGAACTTGTCCGCGGTGCTGGATGCGGTGTCGGCCAGCGTCTTCAGGGCATCCTGCAGGTCGAGGTAGCCAGGCTCGATCGACTTGATCGCATCTTCCTGGTACTTGATCTCTCCACGCATGACGCCGAAGTAGCGTGCAGCCCGCTCACCCTCGGTGCCGGCAGTCTTCAGCTTGTCGGCGAAACGGGCCCAGTCGTCGTCGGTGCCCGAGATGGCCAGGCCGACGTCCTCGGCGTTGAGCTTCAGATCCTGGAGGACCTTGAGGTAGGGACGCCACGCCTTGGCCTGCTGGTCGATGTTGAGTTGGTCGTTGAGCGTGTTGGACTTGCCGAGGGTGAACACCTCAGCGACACCGCCACCGAACTTGCTCCAGAAGCCCGACGCGGACTCCTCGAGAACCTGCCACTCCTGCATCAGCGCTTCGACCTGCTCGGTCGCCGCAGTCAGGGTCTCAGGCGAACGCTCACCACGGCTCTTGACGATCGAGTCGTTCAGGCGCAGGCTGGCCTTCCACGCCTTGTTGGAGGTCTCCTCGAGGCGCTTATTAGCCTCGGAGACCTTGTTGCTGGCGTCGTGCCATGCCATCAGGCTGACAGCCACGCCGGCGATGACTGCGCCGGCAGGACCGCCCACGAAGCCGAGCAGGTTGGCCCACATCGCCTTGCTCTTGGTGGCCGCGGTGGTGAGCATGCCGGCCTTCTTGGCGGTACCTTCAGCAGCCTTGCCAGTGGCAAGGGTCGCCGCGGCACCAGCGGCCATCTTGGTGTTAAGACCAGCCGCCAGGGCTGCACGGCCCATGTAGCCGTTCAGTGCGCCGGTAGCGCCCTGCCATGCCCGCGTAAGCAGCCCGACAGCACCGGTTTGCGACGACACCTGGATGCCGACCTTGCCGAGGCCGGCAACCAGAAGCCCGAAGGTACCCTTGAGGATTCGGAAGCCGAGGTAAACCGACAGCAGGGTTCGGATGATCGGGGTCTGCTCGCTGATGAACTTGCTGCCCGTGGTGATCAGGCCGATGATCGGGGCCAGGATGTCGTGGACGACCTCGAGGGCCGGGACGATGTCGTTGGCGATGATCGTGCCGACCGCGCCCGCCATATCGGCGACACCGGACAGCATGGCACGGGTCGTCATGAAGAACTCGCGCGTGGAGTTCTGGCCCTCCGTGCTGGTGAGGTCGTCGCGCCAACCCTTGATCTTGGCATCAAGGTGGGTCAGCGAGTTCAGGCCCATGGTGGAGGTGGCCCCGAAGAGTTCCTTGATGACGCCACCGAGGCCAGCAAGGATGCTGCCGAAAGTCTGTGCGCGCGAAATCGATCGGGCGAAGTACGCCTCCATCGTCCCGGTGTCCTGGGCGTTCTCGGCCATGGTCCGCCACTTGCGGGTGGTGTCCTCGAGCGAGCGACCGAACCAGGGCATGAACTCGGTACCAACCTCGGACATGCTCAGCAGAGCCTGCAGGCCGTTGGACAGGGCGCGCGAGAACGAGCCCGCGGAGCTCGCGGTGTTCTGCAGGATGCCGTCGAGGTTGCCCATGCCGCGTGCGGTGGACAGGTAGGTCAGGAAGTGGCGCTCACCCTGGTTCAGGCCGGCGGCGATGTCGGTCAGGCCACCCTTGAGCACGTTGAATCCACGAACGCGCAGGACCTCGATGTCGTCCACGAGTCCGCTGAACAGCTTCTGCTGCACGGACTTACGCAGTTCGTCCCACGAGTCCTTCATGCCGTAGATGTATTCGACGAAGCCGCGCGCACTGGGGGCGAGCTTGTCGAGTTCCTTGCGGTACTCCTCAGCAGCCTTGGCCGCGGCGTCAGCGTTACCCGCGCCGCCGTTGAGTGCGACTGCCAGGTTTTCCTGGGCCTCGGTGACGCGTTCCATCGCCTCCGCGTTGGCGTCAGCGGCGTCCTGCTGTGCCTGGACGAGGCTTTCCTGGGCCTCGATGACACCCTCGGCGGCTTCCTTGACCTGCTCCTGGGCGTCAACAACAGCGTCGGAGCCCTCGACGCCCTTGCGCTGGGCGTCGGCGAACTCTTCCTTGGTCTTGCCGTGCTCGCGGCGCAGGTCGCGCTGCTGCTCGAGTGCCTGGCGGTAGCTCAGGTCGGCGCGCTTGCGCTCGGTCGCGGTGGATTCCGGGTCGCGCAGCACTTCGCCGAGGCGCTGACGTGCTTCCTCGACCGAGAGTGCGGCGTCCTCTTCCTCCATCGCCATATCGCGGATGGATTCCTTGAGCTCCTCGTTCTGGCGCTGAGCTTCCTTGCGTGCCTTGGTGAGGTTCTTCTGGGCGTCCACCGACGCCTTCTGCGCGCGCTGGATGCCCTTCTCGGCGTCAGCGATCGATCGCGCACCCTGGACCGCGGTCTTGGCCGCAGCCTTGTTGGCCTTCTCGAGATCACGCTGGGCGCTGCGGGCGGCGCGGGAACCTGCGCCCGAGTTGTTGCCCGTGCCAACTGCCTCGGAGAGCTTGTTTGCGGCCTTGAAGGCACCGCCGATACCGGACACGCCGATACTGATCGCCGCCAGAGCAGCGCCAGCAGAAGCGGCCAGGCCGGGGATGAGCCCCAGGACGCCGACCATCTGCGACAGCGAACCGATCGCGGGTGCCATGTTGACCGCGGCGAGAGCGGCGAGACCAACAGCCGAAGCCATGCCGATAGAACCGATCGACGAAATGAGTCGACCGGTGAACAGGAGTCGGTCGCCCAGCTTGGAGAACTGGCGGGCGATGTTGTTGTCGAGGGTGTCGCCGAACCGTCGGATCGGGTTCAGGTTGATGCGCTCTTGGACCTTCGTGGCGAAGCGGTTGTAGTTGTCACGCAGGAGTGCGACAGCCTGGCTGGCCTTGATGGTCTGGCGCTCGGTCTGGGTGTAAGCATGCAGGGCGCGGGTGTGGCGCTCGAGTGCGCGCTGTGCGTTCTCGCTCGAGATGTTGCCCTTGGAGCGGAGGTTGTTGATCTCCATCTCCGAGGCAATGACCTCACGCTCAGCCTTGCTGAGGTTGAGGTGGGAGGTCTCCAGTGTATGGACGGCCGAGTCAAGCTGTCGGGCGCTCTGAGTCGCATTGCGCAGTGCGACAATGTCTTCCTCGAGCTTGCTGTTGGCAACCTTGGTGTTACCAACTCCGGTGCGCAGACGGTCGATAACCCGACCCTTGTCGCCGTCGCTGGACTGCAGGGTGGGACGACGGTTGCGGTCGGCTTCTGCCGTCCGCGCCTGCATCGCCTCGGCTTGCTTGAGGTCGTCGTTGATCCGCTTCTGGGTGAGGATCTGCGCCGCGTTGTACTGGGTCAGGCGTTCGCGCGCCTTGGCGATGCGCTTCTCGTTCTTCTCCCAGGCGTCGCCGAGCTTCTCGACGTCGTCGAAGCTGATCTCGTTGCGCTGGTACCGGGCGAGCTGGTCCTGGAATTCCTTCTGCTTCTTGGTGTATCGCGCCAGACGCTTCTCGGTGTCGGCGATAGCCTCGCGCCGATCGGCCATCTGCTGGACCATCTTGCGGTGCTCAGAGTCGGCACCAGCCGTGTCGAGGCCCTTGCCGTTGAGGTTGCTGAGCTCGCGGGTGACCTCGAGGTCCTTGTTCAGCTTCTTCTGGAGCTCACGCTGCGACCGGGTGTACTTGTTGAGCCGCTTCTGTGCAGCACCGATTTGCTTCTGGTGGTCCTGGTAGGTCTCGGCGAGGCGAACCGCCTCATCCCAGTCCTTGATGTCTCCGCGACCGTAGGCCTGGCGCTTCTTCTCGTACTCGTCCTCAACCTTGTTGAGGGCCTTGAGTTCCTTGCGGACCTTGGCGATGTCGTTCTGGGTCTTGTCGAGCTTGAGGGCGGACTCGAGCGAATCGGCCATCGCCTTCGAGTCGACCTTGAAGCCGGCAGAGGTCTTCTCGGCGAAGTCCTTCTGGATGCGATCGAAGTTCTTGGTGACCGACTTTGGGTTCAGCTTGATGTCGGCCTGTGTAGCGAACTGAATCGCCTTCTCGGTGCCGATCTCGTGCAGCTTCCGGCGAACGTCGGTGTTGTCGAGTTCGGTGCGGATCATCACCTTGCGCTTGTGGTCGTGTAGACCAGCAAGCTCGGCGCGAACCTTGGCTAGACTCGACTTGTCGAGTCCTACCTCGGCGAGGATCTTGGCGTTCTGGCGCTCAAACTCACGCAGACTAGCCCGTGCGTCACTGGTTTCCAGTTCCACACGGGCTGTGAGCTTTTCTGAAGATTTTTCGACCTGGTTGGCCAGATCCTTTGTCCACCCACGGAAGTCCGGGGCAACCTTGATCCAAGCGGTGCCAGCCTGATAGCGCTTGTTGATTGCCACCAGTGAGACTCCTTGCGTGAGACTAGAAGCCAAGCTCCTTCATGACTTGCTTGGCTTCTTCGCGTTCGATTCGACGTTTGACGGCCTCGATAGCCGAAACGGGCCGCGGTGTTGGGCGGACCTTGGGGGGACGTTTACCCTTGGGCTGATTGACGCCGATGAGGGTGGAGGTGAGAACCTTGATGTTGTCGTTCAGCTGCGCGAGCAGGTCTGCCTCGCGTGTCCAGCCGAAGAACGATGAAGGGGTGGTACGCGGATCCTCGCCCTCCTCCTCTTCTGGGGGCGCGATACCGCTCTCGAGCATGCGATCACGCTCGATTTGCTCAATCAGTCTCTGTGCCTTGACCAGCTCTTCAGCGAGCTGCTCATTGGTGTAAATCGCTGACTTGTAGCGGGATTCACCGGGAAGGCCGGTCAGAAACCGGATGAGCTGAGGCCAAGGGCGATCTCCACGAATGTACTCGTGGAGAGTGAATCCGCGATCCATGAGATCGCCCTCGATGGCCCAGCCGTAGGCCTCGATGATCTCGACTAGGCCGACGAACCCCCCGGCACACGCGCCGCGGCTGCGCGGATCGCCTCGAGCTGACCACCGAAGAAGTATTCGGTGAGCTCCTGGGCGAACCGGAGGGCGACGACGACCGGGAACGGTCCGATGAACTTCGGCCAGATGACCTCGTAGGCAGTGTCGCCGAGCAGTGCCTTCATGTAGGGCTGCACGTCCTTGACGTCGACATCGCCTTCGAGGTCACACAGATTGACGATCGCGAGGGCACGGTCCGCGGTGTCCGGGGCCGGGATCGGGATGATGTTGTCGACGCCGAAACCGTCGAACGGGTACGGCTCCTTGGGGACGTACTCCCCCATCGCCTCGTCGAAGAGGGTCCAGAAGCGCGACGGCTTCTCTTCCTTCTTCTCCTCGGTACCCTCGGCGGCGGCTTCGACGGCCTCCTCGGTGGCTTCGGTGGCTTCGGTTGCCTTGGCTTCGTCACTCATTGTTGTTCTCCCCTGTGAGAATTGGTGTGGTGGTTACTTCTTGGTCGACTTGACGTCAGTGCGCGCCGGGATCTCGACCGGCTTGGGCTCGGGCAGCTTCGGTGCGGTGCCGCTGTTGCTGGACACCTGCTCCTGCTCGCCGTAGCCGCGTGCGATGAGGTTGTGGTAGTCGATTGCGTTGTCGACCCACACGCCACTGCCGGCGTTGTTGACCATGAGCTTGCGCTCGAACTTCGCCATGGATGTGATCTCCTGTGATTCCCCGGAATGGTGTTGTGTACGTTGCCCCGCTGCTGCCGGGGAGAATTCAGCAGCGGGGCAACGACTATGGGCCCGAAGGCCCGCGATCAGGAGCCGAAGCCGTGTTCGGCCTCGAGGGCCTTCCAGCCCGGACCGCAGATGATGGTCTTGACGGCGTAGCCGGCGTCTTCGTCGACCTTCGCGCGACCGGTGATGTTGTAGTCGATCGCGCCATCCTGCGACCACGACTGCTCGCCGACCTCGGTGATGATGAAGTTCGGGCAGTACTTGATGATGTAGATAGCACGGTCGCCCTGGCCGTCAACGGTGACGAACGCGGCGCGGTGGTAGATCACGTCCGGTGCGGTCGGATCGGCGAACTGAACCTCGCCGGTCTGCGCATCCGGGGTGACGTTGCTGTAGTCAGCGTTGTGGTACAGCTCGAGAACCTTGCGGTTCGTCTCCTGCGCCACGAAGTTCACCGTGGTGTTGCGCGAGATGATGTCGGTACGCGACGCCTCGAGCAGACCCCAGGTCTCCACGTCCGAGACCTCGGTCTCCGGGGTGAAGGTCGGCGGGTTCTCCTTCGAGATCGCACCGAGGGGCTCGAAGCCGGTCGGCTTGTTGAAGGTGATGGTCGCCGGCGGACCTGCGGTGAAGGTCGTCCAGCTGGTCGGGCTCGCAGCCGACTTGGGGGCAAAGAGGATGCCGCCAGCCAGGGGCTTGCGGATCAGTGCCTTACGAATGCCCTGAATGTCCGAGAGAGTGGCCATTATTGCTCTCCTAAGCAATTGATGGAAGATGGTGTGGTGCCGCGAACCTCAGTGGTGAAGTTCGAGGTACTCGGCAGCTCGAGAGAGGAGATTCAAGTCCTCTTTGAGAAGTCCGATTGCCGTGTTGCACTGGGAGCAGAGGAGTCCCCGCTTCTTTCCAGTGACGTGACAGTGATCGACGTGCAGTTTCGCGACGGTGTGGCAGATTGCGCATTTGCCGTCTTGCTCGTCGAGCAGGTCTTTGTATTCTGCGAGAGATATTCCGTATCGCTCACGCAGCTTGCGGTCGGCGTCACATTCCCTGCATTTGTTGTCGATGCCATTTCGGCGCGACTTGTGTGCGTTGAACAGGTCCGTGGACTTGAATTCACCGCAGCGAATGCAGCGTGCGTAGACGCCGTCACAGTCTTGGCAGAGCTGCAGGCTCTGAGAACGCGAGGTCCGAGAGAACTTCGCGGAGCACTGCTGACAGGTTCTAACTGTTGCTGTAGCCATTAGAAACGAAGGGAGACCGGCACCCAGTACGTCGCCTCGACAAACCTGTTGTCGGGGTCGAAGTCTGGCTCGAGCGATCCGGCCTCAACTGCCTTGGTGGGCTCGATGAGGACGGTGCCGAGAACGTCTCCGTCTTCGTTCTTCTGGATGATCTCGTAGGGGTTGCCGCCGTTGAGGACCTTCTTCTGCACCTTGCGGTGAGTGTCCCAGGCTTCCTTGCGATCTCGACCGATGCAGACGATGGCCATCATGGCCTCGTCGGTCAGTCCCTCGTCGTCGACACCACCTGCAGGCAGGCGGTTGACCACGATGATCGGGAGGATGTCTTCCCAGCCGGCGAAGTACTCGCCGTTGGCCTCAGCCGCGGCGAAGTCGTTCCACTCGGGGATGGCGGTGTCGGTGTATCCCAGGTCGCTCAGATACTCCAAGTACAGGAGCTCTGCGTCGATGTCGTCCGGGGTCACCGTACCTCCAAGGTCTTCACGATGCTGGTCCTACGGCGGCTGTCACCACCCAGGACGTGCTCAGCTCTTCCACGCTGTTTTGCTCGACCTCTGACGCTTCGTTCGTAACGCTTGGCAACGGCCTTGGTGTATCCGCCACCGCGTTTGATGTCCGCTGCCGCACCGAATTCTCGGGGCAGACCATGACGTGCAGTGGTTGCGATTTCACCGGCCCATCGGTCTTTGTGGTCGCCGCCGATCCGCATTTTCCCGGAAATACTCCGGTAGTTCCGCGGCTGGCCGGCGCGATGCCGCTTGCCCTTTACGACCCTCTTGGAATAGAGCTGCTTACCGAGCTCAACCTTCTCATTAAGCATGCGCTTGATTGGGAGGCTCTTCAAGGCATTTGAAATGTAGAGCTCGTTCTCCTCGAAATCCACACGAACAGGACGTGGTCGAGCCATTCTTAGCCCTCCGTGCGAATCAGCAGGATCTTGGTGCGAGCGATGTTTCCGGTGAGCCCAGACTTGCGCTGCAGAGGCTTCCCGTCGATGCGGTAGAACAGCCCGTCTGGGAGTTTGATGCGGTCCTGGGCCAAGATGTCAGAGCCTCGGGTGACCCAGATCTTCACGCGCATGGTGCGCGCGTCACGTAGACGTTCACCGGCCTCTTCGGTCTCGGTGTCGTCGTAGCTGATGACGACGTCATCGATCGTGTGGGAGTAGTCGCGCTCGCGCTCCCCCTTGGCGTGTCCGCCGTGCTTGACCCGGCCAGTCGTTGTCTGGCGGTAGATCTCGATCTCTTCGCCCATTACGTCTGATCACGTCCTGCAAACGGGGCCGGGTCGACGCCCAGCATGCCGACACGCTTCCGGGACGACCGGAAGCCGTCGAGTTCCTTCTTGGTGAAGTAGAGCCCGGACTCGTCCTCGCCGGCGTCGCGGAGCTGGACTTCCTGCTCCTCGATGCGCTCACGGACGATGCCGCGGGGGTTGTTGTAGTACCGGATAACTGCCGATGCCACAACGCGTTTGATGCGCTTGACCTCTTTGTCGGTGGCCGACGTTTCCAGCCGAGGGAAGAACTCGAAAAGGATGTCCTCGGCGTCGTCGATCTGCTGTTCGACCCAGTCCCCAGGCAGGGTGCCGTTCAGGTATCGCTTCTGAACGTCTTCTGCCTCGACGTAGATCGCCATCAGGACTCCTTGGGTGCGGCCTTCCGCGTGGTGCGCTTGGGCTTGGTGGTGGTCGGCGTCGGCTCCGGTTCCGGCAGCTTCGGCGCGTCCTCGGCGACCTTGGGCGGCTCGATCGGGCCATCCCAGAGGCTCGGGTTCTTCGAAACGACGGCGTAGGCCCAGTCGGGGATCTCTTCACCCGGTCGGACCCAGCCGGTCTGTCCATTTGCGCCCTTGACGTAGACGCTCAGTCTCAGATTCGCCATGTGCTTTCTGTTCTCCCCTGTGGGTGGTGTGGAGCCACCCAGGGCTCGCAACGGAGCCCTGGGTGGCTACAAGGCTCAGGAGCCAGCGTTGACGGTGACGTCAGCGACGAGCAGGGCCTTGGGGTTGTTGAGGATCGGCAGGTTGATCGAGTCGACCAGCGCGGCCTCCTGGAAGGGCGGGCCGCTCTTGATCACGACGCCGACCAGACCCGGTGCGTCCGAGAACGACATGTCGGTCTGGGCTGCGTTGAGCAGCTCGAGCGCGGTGGCCGAGACACCCCAGTAGGTGTTGCCCAGGTCGGCAGCGTTGGCCGGGACGAAGATGACCTTGCCCTCGGGAATCACGCGCTGGCCGTTGATGACCTGGTCGTAGACAGCCACGACCGGAGGCAGGTCGAACGCGGCGAGAGCAGCGTTGACGACCTGGTTCGACACGAAGGCCGGACCGTCGGCGTTGGTGAGGCCCGCGGCGGCACGGATCTCCTTGTTGGCGCGCAGCAGACCCATGGTCTTGCGCGAGACGATCATTCCGCCGGCGGGCTGACCGTAGGAGTTCGCGTAGACCTCCGACCAGGCGATCAGGTCGGTGATCGGGCGGGCGTTCTCGACGTCGGTCCAGGCGACGTCCGAGCCCACGAAGTGCTCTGCCGGGACACCGAAGTCGGCCTCGGTGAAGACGCCGTTCTCGGCGACGGTCACACGACCGGTCGAGAGCAGCTTGCCTCGGTACACCTCGAGGGCGTTGCGGATGTTCAGGACGATCTTCTCGAGGTCGTTGTAGATCGCCTCGACGATCGCGGCGTCGGAACCACCGGTCTGGCGGACCTTTTCGAGCTGCAGGCGCTCGAATTCGCCCTTGCCGCCCTGGAGGCTCATCGGCAGCATCTCGACCTGGCGGACCTGGAAGCCGTCACGCTTGATCCGCGGGATGTTGCCGTCGTACGACCGGTAGGGGGCCGTCGAGCTGGTCAGTTCGACGTCGGTGACCTCGACTCGGGTGTCCTGGATGGTCTTGTCCGGGAGGAACTGGGAGAGGGTGTTGCCCGAGGGCTCGGGAACCCGGCGGACGAACGCGGTGGCCGCATCCGGGTGAACCGGGGCGTTGAGGATGTTGGTCATTGGTTGCTACTTCCTAAGTAGAGGTTAGACGCGGTCGTAGGCCGGATCAGAAGAACTTGAACCAGGACGCGAGGTCGGTCTTGCCGTTGGCGTCGATGGTCACGGGCAGCTCGTTCTCCTGGATGGCACCGGGGCCGAACCAGAGAGCGGCGGTCGTCTTGCCGTTGGCATCGACGACGTCGTCGGTGTGGGCCCACAGGAAGCCGGCGCAGACCTCACGACCGTCGGAGGCCGAGTTGTCGTAGGGGCCGTACAGGCCGGTGGCGGTGATCTTGCCCAGCGGGATACCCGACGGCACAAAGCCCTTCGGGTAGTGGGTGCCCTTGACGAACTTGCTCAGGTCGAGGGTGACCGAGGCGCGACCGGGCTGGAGGCTGATGTCTGCGTAGACCCATGCCTTGTGGTCCGAGTAGACCTGCCGGGTGACGCGAGGGGCGATGGAAGTCATAGGAGTGTGTCCTTAGTCGGAGGTACCGAAGCGGCGCGCGGCGATTTCCGCGCCCTGCTGTGCGTAGTTGACGCGTTCCTTCTTCCGGCCCTGGAACTGGCCGGTGTTCTGGAACTGAGGCGAAGTGGTCGACTTACCGGGCTCTCCGTAGATCGCCTTGAGGTAGGAGTTGACCTTCTCTCCGTCGATCATCTGAGTCTCGGAGTCAACGAAGTTCTCGATCGCAATGCCCTGAAGCCAGGTGTCGATCGCCTTCTCCTCCTTGAGGAAGGGGTGGGCGTAACCACGGATCTGGGTCTCGTGCAGCAGCGGGAGGTAGAAGTTCTTGGCTTCCGTCTCACCCTCGGCGCGCGCGGCGGCGACTGCTTCCTCGAGCTTCTTCTCGTCGGCGGTCTGGCTCTGCGCCTTGAGGTCTGCGAGCTCCTGCTCGAGCTTCGCGATCTCGTCGGGCGACTTGGCCTTCTTGAGCTGATCTTCCTTCTTGCGCGACTGGCGCTTCCAGTAGTTCATCTGCTCTTCGACCGACATCTCCTTGACCGGAGTGTCCACCGGGTATCCGAGGCTGTTGCCCTCACCGTCGACCGCGAAGGCCTTGCCGTTCGAGGTCTGAGGTTCGCTGGCATCACCGTCGTCGGGTCCAGCGCCGTTGCCGTCGTCCTCGTTCTGGCTGTCCGCGTTCTCGTCGGCGTCACCGAAGGTGACCTCACCGGTCTCGCTGTCGACCGAGCCGCCGATGACGGGCCAGATGGGCCCCCGCTTTCCGATTCCCAGGGCGCGAAGGCCGGTGACCGGATGAATGGGCAGATTCGAAGAAGTCATTGCGATGTTACTCCCCTGTCGGGATAGTTGTGAATGGAACCGCTCTTGACAGAACGGATGATCAAGCAGCCTTTGCCTGTTCGGCTGTCGGGCTGTTCTGGTTGAAGTGAATGATTCCGCCGGCACCCTTCTCGGGAACGAGAATGGGGCCGAGTTCACCGTGCTGTTCGACCTTGTAGCTGAGAGTGAGTAGGTATTCCGCCGCGGTCTTGCCGTCCGGGCCGTACAGGTTCTTGAAGTCCTGTTCGTTCAGATTGAGACCGGGGTCCATCCCCGCGGTAACAGGAAGAACGGTGCAGTTGCAGTGATCATGCAGCGGCTGAAGGTCTTCGATCGTGTAGGTGCGAGATGCAGCTGCGACACAGAGGCCGCACACGATCCCCGACTTGGAACGCTCGGGGTGGATGATTCGTCGATAACCAATGGGCTTGTTCTTGGACTTCGACCGTTTGGTCGACGCCTGGATGACCTGCGTTTCAGCTTCACGCTGAGCCAAAGCCAGATTGGTTCCTACAATAACTTTGACACGATTTCGCGTCGCGTCAAGTGATTCCTTATGGGACTTGCCCTCTTTACGCAAAGCGCGGTATTGACGGGCCGGCCGATTGAACACTTCATCTGCAGGTAGACGGTTTGAAGGGCCCTGATCTGTACGGCGGGTGACAGGTCGCGCGAACTCGTAGACCTCGGCATCGGAGTACATCCGAACCTCGTCTGGGACGTTCGGCACGTAGTCGTCCATGTCGGTGACGCCCATGAGGTTCAATGCCTGCCGCTGGGTTGCGGTGGCGAGGTAGATCACCTGCTGCTGGGCTGCGGTGGTGAACATCGTGGCCTGCTCGACAAACTCCTTGACCTCACCGCCGCGGTACGGGTCCACCTTCGACCAGATCGAGTCGACCTGGGCCTCGAGGCGGTCCGTGATGGTCTGGCGCTGCCTGCTGTAGCTGTCAACCAGCCTCAGAAACTGCTGCGGGTTGGTCGCCATCACTCAGCCCCTGCGGTTGCGGTCTCCTGCTCGGCGTTCTGCTCGTTCGCCGCGGGCTCTTGCTCGGCAGTGGCAGTGCCGGAGTCGCCGGCGTCGGCGGTTGCCGTGGTGTCGATCGCCATGGACTGGGCCATCATCTGCTCCTGCAGCAGCTCAGTCTCGTTGAGGCGCACCTCTTCCGGCGTCATACCCCAGATGTGGATGAGCTGACGCTTGCGGCTCAGGACACCGACGGTCGCCTGGGTCGCATCGGCCATGATCTGCATCGACATGCGCGATGCGTTGGCCCAGTTAACCCGGACGCCGACCGTGCGCGGCTCATCCTGCAGGTAAGCGAACCCGATCTGATGCAGCAGCGCGAGACCCTGGTTCATGCGGGCCTGGCGATCCTGGATCTTGTCGACGTGAGCCTTCTCCTGCATCTCCGAGCCCTGCGCCGTCTGGTTTGCACCGTCCGGGTGGAACATCGAGAGAGGAGTACGGGACGCCGCGGCAAGCTCACGCAGATCGTCGCGGTGAGCCAGCTGGATCGGCTCGAGCTGGGCCTCCGAGGACTCCCAGAACTGGACACCCTCGGGGACAACCCACAGGGCACCCGGATCGGCCTCGAACAGGCTCTGAAGCTCACCCGAGTCGCCGTTACGCATGTCGCGGATCAGCGAGTTGACCTGGTCGGACTCCGAGTAGTCCTCGCCGCCGTCCAGGTTGCCGATGACGGCGCGCTGCTTGAAGCTCTGGTACCAGGCGATGACGATGCGCTGCAGGGTCTGATCCATCAGGCGGTCCAGGACATCCAGGTGCGGCTCGAACTCGCCCATGGCCATCTTGTTGCTGAACTTCACGACCGGGACTCCGCCGTAGCCGGCAAGCTCGGGCATCGCGGTCTGCGGGGACTCGCCCTCGACACCGGACGTCCAGTCCCACTCTTCAGGGTCGAAAGTCTCTGAGGTGGCACCCTCTTCGCGGCGGGCGATGTACTGCACCGAGTTCCAGTACATGACCGCGACCTGCTGGTCGAGGGCCTCGTCGTCCCAGACCTTCACCCACGCCCGGAGCTTGCCGGGGCGCTGTGGATCGTCCAGGCCCACGCAGTTGCGCGGGTCCTCGACGACGAACATCGGCGGGGTGCCTTCGGGGCCGTGTGCCGGCGACTCGGGGTCGTCACCGAGGACTTCCTCGGGCTTGAGGACGCGGGCGTAGGCCTCACCGAAGCAGAACAGGTGGGTCTGCAGGTCAGACAGGAACGCACCGAACCCGGAGAAGTCGTGGATGCGGCGTGCGACGTCGTCACCGTCGAAGTCGGCGTCAGCTTCGGTTGACACCGAGTTGATGCGCGATCGGTCGACCATCGACTCGACGATGAGCAGGGCCCAGTTGGATCGGGCCTTGCGCATGACCTGACGGAAGATGTCTGCGTAGCGATCGGCCACCTGAGGCAGTGGCGGGTTGCCAATGATGTAGTCCCACAGCAAATCCAGGCGCTCCTGGCGCGTGGAGGGTGCATACGGGGACTGGACGCGCTCGTTCTCCGGGAGATCCTCGTTCATCTTCTCCATGAGTTGGATGAACGTGTACTCCGGGGTTTCCGGCTGCGGCTCGGCTTCCATGGTGCTCCTTAGCGAAGTCTGTAGGCAACGCGCTTCGGCGGTGCCATGCCCACGCCCTTAGCGACGGCATCGAGGCGGGCTTGCCAGGCGAGGATCAGCGCGATGGCCGCGTCAATCTTCTTGGGGCTGTTGGGGGTTTCCTTGCCGAGCTGACGTCCAGCGTTGGACTCTTTGCGTCGACAGTTGAGGATGTGGCTGGTGAGTTGAGGGTCGTCGAAGTGGTAGAGCTCCTTGTTGAGCACTGCCTGTTCGAACTTGTCGATCATGTCGACGGTGCGCTTGGCGACCGAGCTACCGGTCATCCACTTCTCGATCGGGTGCTGCTGAGAAGCCTTGACGGGCAGGTGATGTCCGAACTTTGCTTCCCAATCGGCCACTGTGGGTGTCCAGTAGGCCGGGTCGGCGTAGAAGGCGACCACACGGTAGGTCTTGAACGCGTGGCGCACCATTGCGTCGACCTCGGCGACCGGGGCTTCCCAGCCGTCAGTGCCGTGGTAGTCGGGTGGCTGTTCCCAGATGCGGATCGGGAAGCACGCACCGTCGCGGACACGCACCGCCACCAGGGCAGTGGAGTCGGTGACGCCGCGGGTTCGTTTGCGCGAACCGTCGAAGCCGAGGGCGATGACGTCCCCTGGCTTGATGGGGTTCGGTGTCGGAAAGTGGTTCTCGTCGTCCGGGTCGTCGTTGAATGCCTTGGGTCCGACCGACTCCCATTCCCAGGGGGCCAGGAACGCGGCTTCGACGGCGAACTTGTCGTTGAACCAGTAGCGGTAGGTTGCGGTGACGTCTGCGCCCGAACGGAGGTCCATGACCTGGTCCACCATGGACTCGAGGTCGTTCCATCCCAGGGCCTCGTTGTACGAGTCGATCAGAGCCTCGCGCACCTTGTCCGGGTCGCCGAGGTCGTCGGGGTCGATGTGTCCGTAACGGTGATCGAAGAGCTGGCGAATGCGGCCCTTGAACTTGCCCTCACGGATCGTCTGGATGGCGTCGTAGGCCTGCTCAGCAACCGAGTTCTCGCCCTGGCCGAACATGGTCGAGGTCTCGAGCATGAACGTGCCGGCGGTACCGCGGCGCTTCTGCAGGTTACGGTCGATCGTCTTGTACAGGTTCTGAAGCTCTGGCGTCTTCCAGAGGTGCGTCTCGTCCAGGAGGGCGAGGGTGGTCTTGCCACCGTCCTTCGAGTCGCCACTCGCGGTGATGGGCTTGATGAAGCCACCACCGGGGACGTTGATCCTCGTCAGACCGACGTCGCGTTTGTCCGGGAAGGCCACTGCGAGTGGACCTTCGTTGCAGTTCATGTGGATCGTGGAGTAAACCTCGCCGGCCTGACCCTCTTCGGTGGCCACACACTGCACGATCGGGGTGTTCATCTTCTTGCCGACCGGCTCGCCCTCGCTGTAGTGGTAGACGTAGCCGGTGCCGTAGGGGCAGACGTAGGTCTCCCCCGCTTCTGCGTAGTGGTCGAAGCGTGACGGGCCTAGAGCGTCGAAAAGGCCGACGAATGCGGCGATCTCAGACTTACCCCAGCCCTTTGCTCGAGACAGGAATGACGACGTGTGAAGGAGCTTGCCCTCATCGTCGATCGAGTAGGCCATGACGATGAAGCGCGCGTAGTCGTCGATCAGGTGCTCCACCGGCTGTCCGATGACGTCGCCGTTACCGCGGACGCACAGTGACTCAATCCAGTCGACGGCGAGCCAACCCAGGGACCGATTCAGGTCCATCTGGTCGTTGTGGAAGATCTCGTGCGGCATCAGTCACCGTCCGAGTCGGACGGCATCGTGAGCCGCTTCTTCCTCGCTTCCAGGTCGACTACCTTGGCCTTCGTCGCACCCTCGAGTTCTTCCTCGACGGGGTCTGCTTCCTTGAACTTCATGCGGGCCTTGGCCATGTCGGCCTGGGTCAGGTTGAGGCCGACGTTGAGCAGCCCCATGATGCTCTTCAGCGTCTCGCCACCTGGCCGAGAGAAATAGCGCTCAATGGTTGGCAGGGCCATCCAGATCTGGAACCACTCACCCTGTCGCCACGTGCGGCTCTGGGGAAGGGTCATCAGGAACTCGTAGACGGCCTCCGTGCGCGGAGTGGAGTCGATCCAGTCGGGGATCTCGGGATAGTCCCAATCATGAAGGGACGGATCGACAGTGGACCAGTCCTGCTGCTGCAGGTTCGGGTCCTTGTTGCGGCGGACGGCGTTGCCAGTCGGAGGTGGTCCAGGCTTCTGTGCAGCCATCACCCACCCCCAGGTACGACAAAGACACGCATGAGGCATGCGTGTTTGATTCGAGACATATGAGCGCTCCCTGTCGGAACTTGCGAAGGTGGCGCACGATCCATGTCGGATCCAGAAGCGCGCCAGTGAAATTGCCCAAGAGCTGGGACTTATCTCTTTTCGCAGGCGGTTTTGGGTCGTTCGCAGTACTCGTGACCGGGGATGGCCTGCTAGCACCCCACTCTTTTAGTCTAAGGTCTACCTAGACGGGTTCAAGTCTTTTGGCTTGAGGTGGCTACATCAAGCCCTCAGTCTTCATCGTCGTCGTCCTCGTCCCAGTCGACGATCTCGTAATCCATCTCGGACATGTACGCGTTCTGACGGGCCCTCTCGACCAGCGCGATCTTCTCTTCGAAGGTCAGATCGTCACCGCCGCGGAAGTCTTCCCAGTACACGTCCGTGAAGAAGGTGCCGTCGATGCCCAGATAGCGGACAACCGACAGCTTGGACACCTCGTACACATCGAGGTTGTTTTCGTCGGACATTGCAGACCTCCTGCAGATACCACAAAAGACACCGCGGGAATGCGGTGTTCAGAAAGGTCTGGGGATGGGCCAGGCTGGCTCCGACGGAAGGACTCGAACCTTCAACCATCCGATTAACAGTCGGACGCTCTGCCAATTGAGCTACGTCGAAATGGGGGGCCTTTTTGGTGTCAATGCCCAGGACAGCCGATGGAACCCGATATGTGTTGGTTCCCGCACCGTCGGCACCGGCAACGCGGAGAGCAGAGGAGTTGAACCCCCGGAATGGATACCGTATAGCGGTGTTCGAAACCGCGTGCCCACCGTGGGCATACTCTCCAGTGTTTAAGCCCCCACGACCCGGAATCGTGTGGACTGGTTCCGGCTGATCAGGCCGGCCTGGTCCATACCTTGAGCCGCGCGCCGAAGTGGCAATGCGGCATCAGAGGGCAGGGGGAGGCCGGCGCGGCAGGACTCGAACCTGCGACCTCTCGGGTTTCAACCGAGCGCTCTCACCAATCTGAGCTACACGCCGATGATGCCCGGTTACTCATGTTTTATTTGGAGTCACTGTGAGAACCGGAGCCGAAAGAGTTTCGACACCAAGCACAGGCGGCAGGACTCGAACCTACAACCGGCGGTTTTGGAGACCGCTGCTCTTCCAATTGAGCTACGCCCATACGTCGTGGATAGGGCCTCGGGTGGGATTCGAACCCACATCTCTGCCACTTGTTTCTGGGATCCCGCCCGCTCTGCCATTGAGCTACCGAGGTTATCCACGCGCACTCTAAGTGTACATTAGACAGTACACCAGACGCAAGGACTAGATGGCCTCGAAGACGGTGACCACCTTCTCGGCTGGTCGCACCTCCACGGTCGGACCGTCGTAGTGACCACCGTCGTAGGACGCGTACCAACCCTCGCGGCGGAAGTAGCGCACGTTGCCCTCGTCATCGGCGATCTTGAAGACCATCCACATGCTCTCGCCGGCACCCTCGAAGCCTCCGTGGGACTCCTCGAGGGTGGCAAGACCAATGCCGGGGATCTTGAGGCCGGTGTAGCCCTGAGGGCGAAGGGCCCGGAACGACCAGTTGCGACCGTCCCGCTTGGGCTCGTGCAGCCAGCCCTCGTCGTCGACCCATTCACCCTCTTTGATCTCCTCGGGCTTCGGGTTCTGGACCGGCGCTGAATCTGCCTGGATGAGCTCCTCGAAATCACGCCAGCTACCGTCGGTGGGCGAATCGTAATCCTGGACGTACTCGTTGATGTCCTTGATGGTGTAGCTCACTTGCTCTCCTCCTTGGTGTTCCAGACCGTGATGGTCTGCTGTGCTGGCTCGACCTCGAGGGTGGGGCCGTCGAGTTCGGATCCGTAGTGGGATTGGTGGTATCCGCACCGCTTGAAGTGGCGGACCTCGCCGGCGTCATCGGTGACCGAGACGACGAGCCAGTACTGGTTCCCCAGCCCCTCGCCACCGAAGTCGTCCACCTTGCGGACGGTGCCGTACTCGGTCTCGAATGGGCCATCGCTGAAGTAGAACCGATTCTCGGCCCACGACCAACCCTCGTCCACGTAGTCTTCCCAGCACTCGACCTGTTTGCGGTTCGGGCCGCTGTAACCCAGCTTGGCGATGGCGATGTCGAGATCGTCTGCGGTGTAACTCATGCTGCTTCCTCCAATTTGATCAGCTTGTGCTTGTTGTCCAGGTGGAACTTCACGTAGTTGATGTCCGGTCTGGCCAGGACGTCGAAGTGCTCCACCAGGAATCGCGCGCTACGGCCCTTGGTGAGGCTCGTGATCGTGCGTCGCAGGGCCCACTGGTAGGCGCGACCCGGCGAGTACTGGTAGTCCGCGGGGATGACGAGCCGCTCGAGTGCGGTCACGTAGATTTCCTCACGGAACATGTTGAGCTGCACATCCAACGGGGCATCCCATACCGCGGCCATGTCCATCTGGACGGTCTTGCCGGGGAGTAGGAACTGCTCGTACAGCGGACGGTCGCCGTTGTACGCCATGGACTCGTGGATCGAGTCATGCTCGTAGACGCGCTTCACTGCGTCGGAGAAGAACTCGTCGGCTTCCTTCGTCAGATCGACGACCTTCTTGCCGTGGGTGTCTTCCCAGATCTTGTATAGCACATCATGCCACTCCGGGATCAGTTGCGCCCCAGCCTCTTTCATCTTCAATAGGTCGGCCATGTGCTTGGACCACGATCCGTTGCGCAGCTCCCAGTAGGAGTGGCTGAACTTGATCGTGTAGAGCTCGTCGAGATTGGCTGAGCGGCAGGTACCTTCGGGCAAGATCTCCTCGAGGCCAGCGTGCCAGAACACGTCACGGCGGACAGGGTCGTTCCCGAACTTCAGGCCGACGTCGGAGAAGTAGTCCCAGTCCTTCGGGTCACGCCAGGATGGGATCAGCTTCTGTGCCGCGGCGGAACCGATCAGGAGTGTCCTCATGCAATCACCTCATGCCTGGGTGTGGTAGTCGCGTCCATCGGTGCTTCAAAACCTCCTTGTTCTTCCTTCGCTTACGTTGCTGCTCGTATGACGTCTTCTTCACATGGCACGCGTGGCATAGGGCTTGGCCGTTGCTCACCTCGTCGCGGCCAGGCTTGTCGTAGGGCCAGGAGTCGCGGTTGATGATGTGGTCAGCCTCGGTCGCCTCGCCTGTGCAGCCCTTCCACCTCAGCTGGCATTGGTAGTTCGCGCGCTTGAGGATGATCGGACGGTTGCGACGCCACTCGGGCGTGAGTGGCTCACCCCAGCCCACTAGCCGTTGCTCCCGATCCCTAGCGGCTGTGTGCGCTCCTTGGCCCAACCGTGGCGGTAGACCCAGTAGACGGCCTTCTCGGTCTCCTCCATCGCCAACCGCGGGATGCAGAAGCAATCCTCAGAAGCGACATGCGGGTTGTCCGGGTCATTCATCGGCACCACATGGATAGGCCGATATGACGTCTCATCGGTCCCCTTTTCGCGAGCCTGCGGGTAGAACGAGACGATCACATCACCATCCGAGGTGACGCCCTCATACAGCGGGTAAAGCTCTTCGTTCGTCATGCGTCTACTGTAGCATTAGATGAGTAGATAGAGAGGAAACACACACATGAACGTGATCGGGAAAGTGCTGCACGAGTACGCGATGCAGATCGAGAACCAGTACAACGATCTGCGCCGAGACTTCGGCGAGCACTACACCTTCAGCCGGTATGACGTGAAGTCGAACTTCAGTGGACACATGGTCGTCGCCCTCAGCTTCGGGGTCTACGGCGGCACCAGAGACGTCCGGGAGCACACCGTCGACCTCGACGAGCTACTCACCGCCATCTTCAACGAATCCGCCACCGCGTACTTCATGGAGCAGCCGTGACGCAACGATGCACTGCGCGTGACCTCGTCACCACCCAGGTTGGCGAGGGTGACGACGCGATCTACCCCTGCTACCTACACGTCTGCCGACTGCCCGAAGGCCACTTCCAGGTCCACCGCGGCATGGGTGACCACACGTGGCCGAGCGAGAGGTGGAACCAGCTGTGACCAACCCCTACCAAGGAGACCAATGAGTTTCGTCACGTTACGAATCGAGTTCAAGGATCACGTCGAAGATGACGGATACGTCGATCGCGAGCTGTGTTGCGCGAGACGGATCGACACCGACCTGACCCCGGAGGAGATCGCCGGCGTCACCGAATGCCTCGGGCAGTCCGACGGGTGGCACCTCGCGACCTTCAGCCTGCTTGCGGCCATGGAAAACGAAGGACCGGTGGAACTGTGAGTGAACGTGATCCATTCTGGGTGTACCGCCATGCGGTCATGAACCCCGGCGTCCCCGGTCCCGGAGGCAAACTCGCCGTGAAGGTGGACCTCGGCGACCTGTACGTCCTCCTCGCGGAACACGACGAACTCGCGAACATGTACGCCTACAACACGTCTTGTCCGAGCTGCGCCAATCGAATCGACGAGCAGATCGAGATGGATCAGTACGAAGACGAGATGTTCGAGTGGGGCTGGCAGTGAGGATCGACGAGGTTCGTGTCGCCGCGGTCATCGACCACTACACCATCGCGATCAACCGCGGAGAGCTCCACGGCATCAATGCGGGCATGATCTACGGGACGTCGCCGAGACAGCCTGAGCCCGTCTACGACCCGGAGGACGGCGAGCTCATCGGGTACGTGCGGATGAGCGACGAGTACAAGGTCGAGGTGACGAGAGTCCACAACCGCTGGGCCGAATGCGTCCTGAGTCCGTCGTGTGCTTCGCTGCCGGATCTCACTCGAGTCAAGTTCGGTGACTACCTCTACCTTCTGCCGGTGGCCTGATACCATCAGCGGCATGAAACCCCTCGAGGATCCCTACTCCTCGAGGGGTTTCATCGTATCTGCATACCCCCCAGAAAAAACCCCTGGAACCCGTACAGATCGCGAGCACAC